CTCAACCCGTCCTGTCTCGTTATCCGAAAACACCAGCACGAAAATGCTGCGTATCGGCTTGTCCGGAAGCTCAATATCGACCAGCTTATTATTACGATTATATATACTCAGTTGCATTTATATTCTCCTTATGCAATATATCCATTTTGCGCCAATCATTTTCCCGAAGTTTTTATCAAAAAGGGCTTGACAAAAAAAAAAAAAAAATGATATAATATATAGGTACTGAGTACGAGCCATTAGCTCAGCAGGCAGAGCATTTGACTTTTAATCAAAGGGTCTGGAGTTCGAATCTCCAATGGCTCACCAGGGGGACTGCAAACAAGACAGTCCCTTTATTATTTTTTGTCCACTCTCAGTATCGGATCTCCCTCCAGATTTTCGTCAAACCTGAACGTCGGGTCCTTCAACTCCTCGAAATCCCTGCCGATCACTATCGCCCTGTTACTCAGCGCCATGTACAGGCACTTCTTCAGGAACTCTATATCCTTCTCCTGCGACTCGATCTTCTCGCTGTAGGCTTTACAGCGAGCATCGAGCCGTTCTGTTTTTGCGTATAACCGACGAGCATATTCCTGACTGAACCTCATAGAATTTACCTCACCATTCGTAGGTCGGAAGCTCCGGTAGTATCTCACCGTCGCCGTCGAGTCGCAGCCAATCAATACCCTTCGCAGCGCAGAACTCCATCAACCTCTGAAGATCTTCCGGAACATTGCCCTCTGCATTCGGATCTACATAAATAAGCCAGCTATCCGCCTCATAGCCATCGCCCATAATATACACGGTCACTCCCATATCACCGGTCGTATCCTCTGCGTCGAGCATATGAGCCGTCACCGGTCCGATATGCGCCGTTGAAATTGTCAACATCATTGTCAAGTCCATTTTCTCTTCCTCCTTATTTTGTTTCCGGTTTATTGAACCGACACGTTCCAGTCTTCGAATCGTAATCGCAGTCCTCGGTGCACTTGCCGCCTGTTCGGTGCTGGCACTCATCACACAGCATCAACACCGCTCCGCAATGCGGGCAATACGCCTTGTAGCCGTCCCTCTTGACGTCCCATCTGAGCTCGACCTCGGCATCGCAATTCGGGCACACCTCACTGACTATATGGCAACCATCAGGACCATAGAGCGCATCCGCCAACGTCTTCAGCAACTCGTCATGCTTATGTTCGGTCACAGACATCTCATGTACCCAACAATCAAAGTTTCCGACACACTCATCGCACCGCAGACAGATCCACTGACCTATCCATCTATTGATTATCTCAGGATCATAATTATGAGAATCAAGTCCGAATGTTGTTACAAGATCATCGAGACCTTGCTTATTCTTTACAAAGAACCATCTGTAAAGATATCCGTCTGTGTCGTCATCCCCGAATCCATATGGCAGCATGTTCTCTGCCTCCGTCGCCTCGATCACATTGCCATTTTTTCTTATTCTATCGAGTCCCCATTTATATTCATGTTCTCTGCACTGCCATGCTGTATCAAACTCAATACCGTCAGCCGAAATGAACATCTGGCGCTCTATTGTTCTAATCTCTTTTTTCATCTCAGTTATCCTCCTCAGAATTTTCCTCATCATTTTCGTCTTCAACCGGATCCCAGTTCAACAGATCCTTGCAACGCTCACGCGCCTGCTCTTCCGTTTCGTCGTGATACACGTGCAGCATATCACCGTCTGACTCGAACGAACCGGAATCACACCGCCAATCCTCATTTATCCACTGACCCTCAAAGCACACATCATGCTCATCGCAGATCTCAGCCAATCTCTCAAGTATCGGCTCCGGCATCGAATTCGCCGTATCGAATCCTATCGAATCATCCGAATCGCTGTACTGATAATAAGCGTCCCACTTCGTTCCCCAATGCACCAAACACCAATCATACCACGAAATCGCTCCGTATTTCACAAGGTTATGCACCGCTTTCGCGCCGAGATCCATCAAATCATCGACGTTTGTATTTCGTGTCATCTCCCGGATCTTCTCCTCGCTCAATATCGGCGTGTACCGCATATATATCATTGTGCTGAGCTTTCTCGTGATCGAGCCAAATCTTTCGCGGCTCATCGGGGACTCATCATGATACGGCGCATCCGGATTCATCATCGTCAGGTACAGCCTGATCGCGTCACGCGTCATGCTCCCTTCTTCAATATTCAGACTCTTCGGCATCGGGATCAGCCGATTGAAGTCTATCATTGGCAGATCATCCTTCGAACCCTTGATGAGCGATCTCACCGTCTTGATGTCCTCGGGCTGTCCGTAGAATTTTATCTCATTCGTCACGTTGTTCGGCATTTTCATTTCCTCCAAATTTATGTAATCATTTTTCAGTGCTGCCTGAACGCCACAGCCTGTCCCGCCTTCATTCTCCAGCAGGACGCCTTCGTATTTACGCACTCGCCGCAGAATCCACTGCACTTCGTCGCGTTCTCCGGAATGTACTCTGTTCCGGTCTTTAACATAACCCACGACGTCGGCAGGTTATGCGGATTATCGCAAATGAAGCTCCCCCAATTCGAGAAGACCACCGTCAGATTCTTCGGGAGAGCTCCATTTTTGTTTATGTAATCATTCACGATCTCGAAGCGCTTCGTAAAGCACAGAAACCGTGTCGATCGGCAGGATCTCGCGACGCTGACCATTCCCTCGAAGAACACCTCATCGACGATATCGCCCGATCCGAACCATCTGAAATACCTGAACCCTGACGCCTTCAGGAACATTTTAATGTACCCGAAGAACCATTCCGGATTCGTCTGGTACAGCATCAGGTTCCGATCCATCGACGTTTTCACAGACGGGAACGCAAAATTCCCCCTCCGAGCGTAACACAATCCCTTGCAAGGCGCGTCCGGTCTGCACGTCTTCACCGGCGGAAGGTTGATGCTCGGGATGAAGTCACCGAGCTTTGAGTTGTTGAGACTGATATACGGGTTTATTGTTAAATTCATTTTGTACCTGCTTTCTTTTACTCGACCGTTCTCGAAACGATCATAATCTCGTAAATCTCGCATAAGTCGTTCTTATTGGTAATCGTAAAATAATCGTCTTCATCGGCGTCAACCATGTACTGACGTAAACCGGCGACATAATCCTTTATCACTTTCTTCTCCGACTCGAATTTTGCTCTCGCGTCCTCATATTTCCTGTATACCCCGATGACATCACGATCCGGGAAGCCACACGTAACCATATAGACCTTATGGTCAAGCAGCTCTTTGATCGCGTCACTCAGACTGAGTGTCAGAATCTCCTTCGCACACTCAATCATTCTCCCCTCCGGTGTGTCCGGATCGCCGATCGGCGTATTCGCGACAGCGGCTGAACCGCATACTGCCAGATAATTCACAGCCGAACGGAAGATCAAATCTCCCGCTGACGAATATTTCTCCCTGATTCTCTGTAGCTCTTTCATATTGACCTCCATTAATTTCATCAAATCATTCGAACTTGAAATAAGCTCCGATTATCTCACCGCTAATTTCAAGTCCTTAATTGCCTTCGCCATCTCGAGCATGAACCTATCAACCACGACATTTCCGTCCATGATCGATTCCCATCTCTTCTCCTGCCATGTGCCCGTCCGGATCGTCGGCTCGCGGTGATCCACGAAATCCGTGATCGCCATCGCAGCTCCCCATGCCGTTCCCTCGAACTGACGGATATCAACCGCCGTCACACACTTTATCAAATCATTCGTCGCCTGCTCGCGACGTGCCCTCGTCAAATCCGACGCCTTCTCCGGAATCGGATTGATATTCCGCCAGATATCAACCACCTGATCATTTGTAACTCTGACATTCGCCATGTCAGTAGCCATCCTGTCCAGCTGTTCCATATACTCAGTCACAAGACCGAGCGTATGCTTCGCTTCCTTCGCCCGCAGCTCAATATTTCCGGCGTGTGTCGTTTTCCATGACCGTTGCGCCGTCCGAAGGGCAAAATTCAATGTGTTGTTGCAGACCACTCTGACCGGCGTCACACACGCTCTGATCGAGGACGATCCGTCATGCGAATTCGAGAAGCAGACATAAGGAACCACTTCGTCACCTGCGATCTTCTCAGCAGGCAGTCTCGCAAGCATCCAGACCCTCTTTCCGCCCATCAGCGATCCCGCCGTCTCATATCTCACATCGCCGCCGATCAGATTGTCCGTAAACGCGAATGCCTCATCATTCTGGACTATCTGATATTTGCCGGTCACGAGACCGAGAACCGAACCATCGCTTGTCCGGACGTTAGCGTACTGATCCGGGATCGCGCGACCATCCGGAAGCATCAACTGCTGACGCTCGACCTTCCAGTCAAGACCCGCCAGACGCAATGCGTCCGCCGATGTCGGGGCATCCTCGACTATCACGCCAAGACCATGCCACGGCGTCTCTCTTACACTCATCATTGTTTCTACTGCTACCATTGTTATCTCCCTTTCCGGCTTCACGCCATTCTGATTTCTTTTTCGGTCTCCGGATTCTGAACCGGAGCATTTTGTCTGACCATTTTCGATTTGCCCATGTTGTACTTCACGGCGTCCCAGCCGTGTGCCGCACAGATCGCGTCTCCGAGCCTTTCGGTCAATCTCGTGATGTCGCGCCGGGTGATCGTCTCGCCGGTCATGATCTTGGAGATGAAGTTCGCCCTCTGTTGCGGCGTCGCCGTCTTCTTCCATGTCCTGTAAAGATAGTGATTCGTTCCATCGTGGTGGATATCGTCACACACCAGATCATTCCGCTCGTCAAGATACCATGTCGATTCGTAACTCGACGACACCCTCACATCAAGACACTTTGCGATATTCCCCGGAATCTCTCTGTATCCGGTTCGACGACCATCCCACAGTCCCAGATCCGCTATCACGATGATCGGTTCCGGCAGATTAATGTTGAGGATACCGCGCTCGCAGACCAGATCATCGTAATTCTGATCGTTGATCATCTCGTCAATCTCGTCCTCTGTTGCGTCCGGATAATCTTCCCTGTAATCGTCGCGCCATGCGTCGAAGTCGATCTCCGACGACCAGATCATGTGTTTCCATTTCTTGATCATTTCTTTGCTCCTTTCAGCTTGAAGGGCTTGTCCCATTTGCCGATGCCGACCCATACAGAGAATCCGACATCAAAGTAATCGCGCATCGAATCGCTGTGGTTGTAGTTCAGCGAGTCAAGGAAATTATCGACATTGATAAGAACATCGCAGAACCAGTCGGCGAGATCCTCTGTAAATCCGTTGACATTGCTATTATACCCCCCATTGGTCCATGTGGATACCGGGTACTCGGGAGCCTCCATCAGCGCAACCGTAATGATCGGCGTGAATGTGGTTTTACGCCTTGTAACGCTCCATTTGCAGTCCGGGCTGATTTTCTTGAGTCCGGCGCGGATCGCCTTTACAAGCTCGTCCTCACCACGCCATGTATCGCTCATGTCGCCATGCCATCCCTGATCATCCCTGATTCTCATATCTCTTTCACCTCACACTCAATCTCGACCGGCTTCGCGTCCGGCAGCGGTTTCACCGGGCACAGGATCGCTATACCCTTGTCCGTCTCAATATACGCGCCTCTCAGCGGATTTTTGTCCTGATACCATCTCATATTCTGGTCGCCGATGATCTTCAACAGATCATTCACATATTGCGCGCGGTAGCAGGTTCCGGCGATCTTTATCGGGTCGTACAACGTCCTCTCTCCGACCAATGTCTTCTTTCCGACCTTCCGACCATTTGCCTTGATCATTTTCGCCGCCGCCACTACGTCCGACGAATTGAACGTCACCAAGTTCTGACCCGGCTTGTTCTGGAACGTCGTCATGATCTTCGCCAGATCCGATCCAACCGTTTCATCATCGGTCATATTGACCAGATCATTTTTCTCTCTCAGCCCGACCATACAGACCGAGCAGAACATACAGAGCTGAAGCTCCTCGCCGTTCACTGTTCCCATACAACCGGCATGGAATCTGTCGCGCTGACCGTCCTCAAGCATCCAGCGGTTTATCAGCGACGCCGTCTGCCTTGCCGACGCCCCGAGCTTTGCGCGAACTGCCTCCTCACGGATCTCTCGTCCCGCCATCATCCCGAGCGTCCCCAGGATGCTGACCGGATCATTGCCGGGGCATATGCCCCTACCCTTCCACGACCGAGCCGCTTCATACACTTTTAGTTCGTCCTCGGTCATCAGCCCGACCGCATTGTTGATGATTTCCAATACTTCCGTTGCTTGCATTTTTTCTGCCTCCTGAATCGTTCCCTGGTCACTTTTCCCGATTTGGACCAGGGAAATTTTACTTAATCATTTTTACCTTACACGAAAGAGCTTCATATTGACGCTCTTTCTGCCCGGCTCTACGAGCTCGACGTCAACGTCGAGCTTCCAGATCGCGGAGTAATATTCGCGTCCGTGAGTCGTCTTGTTGTACCAGTACAGAACCGATTGCGCCTCGTCGACGCCGGAATCACGGAACCCGAACAGATACGAGCCTGTCTCAATCGAACCATCCTCAAGTGCCTCCACGATCGACCTCCAGTCGATGAAGAGATCGCTTGCGTAGAATTCGCAGATCCTGCCCGCCTCCTGAATCAGACGAGTCAGGATAGACGAGTAGTTGACGCCGACCGTGCGCTCGCCGGTAAAGAGATTGACCGTCAGCTCGCCGGATGTCTCCAGCACCTCGGTTCTAATCGGTCTGAAATCATTTATCGTGATCATTTTCAGTTCTCCTCCTTGATTATTTTGAGTCCTTGATTATTTTGAGATCGCGCAGACACGTCTGCCTCGTCCTGCCGCCGGGACCCGTAAAGAGACTGATCGTCTCGATCATCTCGTCCCACGAGCCGGTGTAGTACATATCCAGCAGGTCAAGCCAGACCTCGCGTCCTCCCATTGTCGGAAGCTCGCGGGCATGGTACATCCGCTCGAGCAGATCGTTTTTCGCCGCCTCGACCCTCGCGTGAGGGTCCTCGATTATCGTTCCGTAGTTGCGTGTTATTGAAATCATTTTCTTCTTATACCTACTTTCTCAGTTATTGAAAAAGCGCTCGAATTTCGCTCCGAGCGCTGCTGTTGCGATGCCTATCACCGCTGTGATCGTTCCTGCTCTGTTCGATCCCTGCTCGATTCCGGAGACTCCGGCGACCATTAAACCGAAGCCGATGAGCAGAAGTCCGACCGTCAGAAACAGGACGATCATTTTCGCCTGACGCCTTGTCATGCCGTCACCTCCTCACATTCTCTCGTACTGTGCATGCGCGCTGCACTTTCTGCTGCTCCGTGCGATTTGCAGCACGTGATATAGCGGTATTGTTGTAGATCAATTTCACGCCCTCCGCCATAAGCTCCGCACCCATGTCGTATGGCGAGATACCCGGGAAGCTGCACAGGTACTGTACACATATCCATCGCAGAGGCTTTCCGTTCGCCAGAGCCAGTAAGCGTCGTTTGTAGTGGGTAAAAACGCGAGCGTCGCGCTGTGCGGCGGACTTGCAAGACTCCGCATGCTCGATGATATCCTCGATGAATTTAATTTTCGTGATCATTTTCAGTTCTCCTCCTCCCAACTGTACTTGTGGATCGTGAGACCGCCGAAATAGCCGATCTCATATATACCCTCGCCGTCGGACCAGTACTCCGCAGTGCGGATCGCCGTCGACGCGCCAACCGTAAAGCCGAGCACGAAGACTGCCAGAATCGCGATGGCTATCAATAACCGCTTCATTTTTACCCTCCTATCTTGGTGAGATAATCATCGTCGGTCTCCTCATCGCGCCAATAGACGAACACGTTGCCCGCGACCGTCGTGAAGACCTCGCAGAGATTAAATGCCTCGTTGTTCTCTTGGGCGTCGTCAAATTCCTCGATGCTCATGCGAGCGGCGACCATTATCAGACGATCACCGTCGTACAGACCGAGCTTGATTGCGCCGGTATCGAGGTTCTGGACGCGCTTAACCTTGTAGCCGATCTTGGCTGTGATAGTTGCTTTCATCATCGTCACCTCCTCAGAACCGAAGCTCTCTGGAATCGACACCGAGCAGACGGCAAGCCGTCAGTATCTGCTGACGACGGATCAGATACCGTCCATACTCGACATGCCATTGACCGTCGACAAAATCGTCGGCAAAACGGCGAACTCTGACCGGATGGGCGACATACGCCTCAATTTCAGCGCGAAGGGCATCACGTTTGTCCTGAAGCGCGAAATAGATGTCCCAATGCCTTTCGATCCGATCGGGATCCTGACCGAAGCACGTCTCCTTGTAGCACGCATCCTCAGCGCGCCTGTAGGCTTTGATGACGGCGTCAAGCCGCCTCAAGATATTCACGTAGCTCATAGTTCCTCCCTGCTTTTTGGCGCAGTGACCATTGATTTACGGGGTTGTGACCGTATAGGTGGACCTATCCCGCATTACGCCGCCGAAGCGGCTCACTCTGCGAATTTCCTCTTGACAAAAATCTGTTTTTGTGGTATAATAAGAGCGCGGAGATCTCCGCGCTCTGAGTCTGGATGTGGATTATTTATCAGCCTTGAAGCACTTGCCGCGAGCGACGAGCTCGGTGTCCTTGCCGGAAACCGATAGCATCATGCAACGGACGAGAGCGTCGAGCATCTTGTTCTCATTGCCTATTGTCGCCTTGAACACTTTTCCGTTGATCAGAAAATCGTTGATCGCAATCAGATTTTTGCGATACAGCTTACCTGTGAAGGTCGGGTTGACCGCCTTTGCGGCGAGGTTCATGCGCATCTCGAGAGAGTTGCCGGACGGGATTTTGCCCTCTGCCTTCAGGTCTTCGAGAGCCTTCGCGTTGAGTGTCGGCGGAACGACCGAGTAGTTGCCTGCCTTGTTGACAGCGAATGCCCAATAGAAACGGGTCACGGAGAGCATATAGGCGTCTCCGGTCATAGCGACACCATGACGTTCCTTGAACGCCTTGAAGACAGTCTCCGGACGGATGATGACCTTATCGCCCTGAATCAGGCTGTGAGTGGTGACGCCCTTCTTGGTCTTTGCCGTCACCTTGTACGGGAAATATGCGCCGGTCGCGAGGTACATCTCCCATGCGGCGTTGACCGACTCGCAGTCAGCGATACCGAGTGCCGTATCAGCGACACACTTAGCGTTGACACGGCTGACTATAGTGTCAGCCTCCTCGAGCTTTGCGGACGCCGTCGCGACGTCAGCGGCTTTATCAGCCTCCTCGAGTATAGATGCGACCGTCTCGATGACAGCCAGAGACTCGATAGCTCTCGCGTCAGCGGTCAGGGTTTCGATGATAGACATAGCCTTAGTTTTTTCCATGATTTCTCCTACAGTTTGCGGTACTGTTGGACCGATAAATTTGTTATGCGTTAAGCGCATACAACCGGACTCGAGCCGCCCTTTAGCGACAACTCGAGCCCTATGTACACACTCAATCAGTGTGAATCCCGCCAACTTTACCGCCTATCATATGCAGTCTTGCCGATAGCATAGTAGTGTATCCGGTTTGCCATGCCGGATAGACTGTCCGACCTCTACTCTTTCGGATTTACGAGGATTTACGGACATTTAGCCCTTCGAGCTGGATTTTTCGCGCAGTTCTCCCGTAAAAGTGGACCTAATCGGGATGCGCGTCGGGGATTGTTATAACACCAATGTTTCGGATTAATACACCTCGCGCCGTTTACTATCCGAGGATATTTGCATAGCGCGGGCTTTCAGCCGGATGTTATACGTTTGTTAAAGAACCATGCCTATTAAGCCGGGCAAACGCGACAATTTACAACATGATAGATACGCTCTATCGGGCGTGTCCATGCGGTCAACTCGGTCGGCTCTCCGGAGGCTCGCTCCGGTCGGCTTGCCGCTCTCGCCTTGCTGTGACTATATTATAGCACAGTATTTGGTCCACGTCAAGAGGTTTTTCAAAAGTTTTTTCGATTTGTAAGAAGTTACAGAAACGAGGTCGATATATTGTACGATTCTGTGAAAACAGCGCAAAATATTAAGGATATGTGTCTTGTAAAAGGAATTTCGATGAAGCGGCTCGGCGAAATGTGCGAAAATGATAGAAATATTGTGAACAAAATAGCAAGCGGTTCTTTGTGCAACATTTCGGTGTTTTGCGCGATAGCTCACGCCCTTAATACCCCTTTAGATAGCTTTATAGATAATACTAAACCATATCAGTTGAAGTAATATAATATATATATAATACGCGCGTATGCGCAGGCGCTTGTGTTGCGCATATAATGTATCGCGCGGGCGCGCGGAAATAGGTAGACTCGAGGCGGTTCAGGCGGTCGCGTGTCGGGGTCGCGTCTCCCCAACGTCGGATATCAACCGGCGGTTGATGGTAGCCATGACCACAATTGGTATTTTCTGGATTTAGGATATAATATGCAGGATTGACGTTCTGTATCTTGCATATCTCGAGGTCTGGATGTGGTTTATATTTCAGCTGGATTGTCTGATTCTATCAGGATTTATGCGGGTTTTCGGGTTCTCGAGCCGATTTTCTGTTTTGCATGATATGATATTGCAACTTGCAATTACGAAGATTGTCGAGGATTCGGCGAATTTTACTCTTGACTTGTAGTGGCGAGCTGTTTTTGTCAGGATTTATGCGGGTATTGAGGGTATATCAGAATTGATATAATGCGACGGCGTAGGGATTTTTTGTGCAGAATGTATATTTATGCAACGGATGAATATTTATGCAAAAATGGTGTATATTTATACATTGAGTTTTCCACAGGTTTTTCCACAGGCTGTGAGTTTTCAACAGGTTTTCCACAGAGTTTTCCACAGGCTTGGTAAACAGTTGTTTACCAACAATTGGCAATATCTGGAAAAAATTGGTTCAAATTTGAACAGTTAGAATTCTAACTAATTTGCAAAGAATGAGCAAAAGTTTGCATTTTTCAAGCCAGTCAGCGGGGGTTATTTTCCATTTTCCGGCGGGCGGCGGCGGGCGTCGACGGTCCATGTAGATGTTCTTCCACGTCTCCACCTTATTTCAACCCCTCCCTGTACACAAACAATTCACAACTCCTCCTCTCTCCTACCTCTCCTTTCCCTTCCCATCACTCCATTCCTAACATTGCCCCATCTCAACTCCCGTTCCACTATGCCATACTCACTCATCCTCCACTATCTCCTCCATCGCATCCTTTATCCGCATACTGCTTTCATCAAATCCACTCCCGTACAACGCCATCGATCGGCGTCTTTTTTATTCCGTTCCTCTCCCATTTCTCCTCGATCGTCGAGAATTCCTATCCGTTTCGATCTGATTCGCTCTCGTTTATCCCTTGTCAATATCGTTTCCTATAGCTCCGGCTGCTGTGCCGGGGCGTTTTCTTTTCTCAGCAGTGTATTTATACCTCCGGAGCTCTCATCTCACCACACGCCGTTCTGGCGGCTCCTGAGCGATACGCGTTCATCATCGCCCTCGGATTCTTCAAAAGTTTTATAGAAATTGTACAATAGAAGCGCGATTATTTTCTGTTTTCTCTTGACTTTTGCATAGTTTTGTGGTATAATATATATAGAGAAAATCACTGAAAGGACCAGATATCATGGAACAAATCACGGTTATCGATTATGCAAAACTCGCCCAGATGATCACAGCGAGGAACCAGAATATAGACTATGAGAAGCTTGCTCAGGCTCTGCTCAACGAAGCTTCCCGTCCGTCCCCCGACGCCCAGAAGCGCTCCACCAAGAAGAAGTCGACATTGCACCGCAAATCCGATGACGGTGAGTACCGCAGCTATACCACCTCGCCCATCAAGGACAAAGCAGTCATCGCATCTGTCCGCGAATACTTCCTCTCCCGGGAGCAGTACAACAACCATATGCTCTTCGTCGTCGGCATCTCCGTCGGTCTCCGTATATCCGACCTTCTCAGTCTTCGCTTCATCGACGTCATGAACGAGCAGATCGAGTTCCGCGATGAGATCATCCTCCCGGAGATCAAGACCGGCAAGCCACGTGTGTTCGCTCTCTCTGACGTTGCCAAGGACGCTATCCGGCTCTATATCGACAAAGTTCTGAACTGGCGCTTCTCTATGGGCGATTACCTCTTCCCTCCCCGTAAGCAGGACAGCAAGAGCGCTCATATCGACCAGTCGACCGCGAATCGTGCCCTCGGCGCTGCGTTCGCCGCGAATCACCTCGACATGAACCACGGCACCCATGTCCTCAGAAAAACCTTCGCGTATCACGTTCTGACCGGAACCAACGATCCGCTCGAGAGGTCCAGAAGACTCGAAGTGCTGCAACATATGCTCAACCATTCGTCCCCGGCGATCACGCTCGCGTATGCCGGTATCACAGCCGACGAGGAACAAGCGATATACAAGAACCTCGACTTCGGCATCGATCCGGTATCGGAAGAGATTATCTCGAAGTCCGCGGACTGAGACGGAGTCAAGCCTCACAGAGACACGGTCTCCGTTCTTCCCCTATATTATATAACTAACAAGTTTATCTATTTTCTAAGCTAAGATATAACTAACATACCATGACTGAGCCTATGATTACACGGCTCAGGCATGGTTTCTGTCTCCAAAAAGAAAAGTACCAAAAGAAAAAGGCTTATCTATCTATATGTAGAAGTGTATACTATAGATATAGTGTAATATATTATAAGTTATATAATACTATAATACCTATGTATATACTATAGTATTATATATTACTAATCAACAATATACCACTAACCTTCACCTTGGCGGAGCCAACGGTATGTACGAGGGTATACGGAAAAAGAAAAAAAGAAAAAAGAAATTAATAAGTATATTTATCTATACGTAGAAGTATATTTATAAGTTATAATACTATAATATTAGCATATCTATATATCTATGTATATACTATAGATATAGTAATATAACTTATAAATATGTTCTATTTATAAATAGAATATATTATTATATTATTATATATATTATAGGGGAAGTTCGAGACCTCGATTCTTGATTTTTCCTTTGTCCGTGGGGCTTTGTCCCTGTTTTCTTAGTTGTTACGGTTTCGTGAACCAAGGGTCCGTAAAGCCAGATTCTATCGTATATTTTCTTTGTTTACGGTCCTCGATGCTGTCACTAACTCTCCGCTCTTGTCCTCCGGGTGAAGCTTGTGCGATTTCCTTGTACGGATTTTCCCTTACGGGAATCGGCGTATGCCCTCGGCAGTGCTCCTGTTCTAACGTTCCGCGGATATCATAGCTTCGTTTACGGTCTTCGAGGGTTCTGCCTCTGATCCTCGTATTTCCGTTTCCATAATATGGTATTTACCCTTACGGGAATTTTCGCATATCCTCGGTAGTACTTCTTTTCCTGCTCTCTGCGGAGTCTCAGCTTGTGTCTGGTTATCTGACGTCAGGATTCTTCAAAGTGTTCGTAGAAAAAGTCCGCTCAGTTCTTCGTAAATTTCAGCAGAAGGTATTGACAAGGGATATCATTTGTGGTATAATATTATTACAGTATCGGGATTTCGGGCGAGGTCTGCACAGTGGTGCTTCTTATCTCAGGTACGTCGAGTTCAAAATTTCCAGTTTCTGGGAACTCAGCGGCTACAGAATAAGAGGGCGAGAAGTAGCAAAAGTGCCGATAATACCGAGAAAAGTCTCTGCTAACTTGACGCATAGAATGAGGAAAAAATCGCCGATTTACCCCCGATTTTGAGGAAATCTCGACACTTCACTAATCATTCCGATCGATTTTCGTGGGTCGCGAAGATGATATATCACGAAAGGAGTCTTATAAAATGACAGATATCGAAAAGGCTTTCAGAAACGGAACACTCGACGTGTTTGACAGAGGAAGCTCTCAGAAACCAACGCATTACCTTGTAGACGCTGAGACTGGCGAGGTTACGCGGAACCTCTACGAGGGCACCCAGATTAGAACATTCATACAGACCCAATCTGCAATACGGTGCAAACATGTGACAGAAGCTCAGATATCCTACGGTACGTTCACATTTCTCTTCTTTACTCCGCTTCAGGATCTTGGGTTTGACATCTCGCCTTCGAACTACACCAGGCTGATGTACGCGAGCACTTTCCTTACATATGACGGATATCTCGGTGAGATCGTGGTCGGTGGGATTCGCCCGTTCAACCGGAGCAGAATCAAGGACAAGATGAAGCTATCCTCAAGAGAGTTCGATTATTTCTGGTCGGAGATGGTTGCCGCCGGATTATTCAGACTCGGGACTGTCCGGGATATCATCACAAACAGGGATGTCAAGGCAATCTTCCTCGATGAGACCAGATTTCGTAAGGGAGCAATCGACACGTCCGTCGACCGGTTATTCATCCGGCTCAATGCGGAGGGTGTGCAGTCGCTATATGAGACTTGCACATCCGCGAGAGCTCACAAGACGCTTGCTTATATCTTCAAGATTATACCGTGGATAAATCGCGAGTGGAATATCGCCTGCAAGAATCCCGAGGAAAGAGACTACGACGCCATTCGGTATCTCCGGCTCGGCGAGTTCGCGGATATGGTCGGCTATAGCAGAGACAACGCGAAACGACTCGCGAAAGACCTCAACTCTGTCAGGTTCGAGTGGCACGGGAGGGAGCAGGCGGCGTTCATTTACATGACGAATGCGCCGGACAGACCGGAGGAGTGGATCGTTGCTGTGAACCCGAGGGTATACTACGCCGGGCAGAATTTTGAGCTTTTACGGATTCCGGACTGTGGTCGGCGATAATTTTGATTTAGCATAAGGTAATAACAAGGGATACCATAAGTAGTATGAGTGAAGGAGCGAGAAACAAGAATGAAACGACTGGTTTGCGACCCAAGTGAATTTCGACCGCCGGAAATCTCTCAGCGATGGGAAACAGTTAGCGAAGAGGTGTTCTCGGACTTTCTTGAACGATATCCAAGAATTCTGAAGATTCGCAGATACGAATATGCCAATGGACGAATTGTGGTGTGGGTTGACGATTTATGCGGTCAATATTACGGGCAGGTCGTGGCGATGTGCGGTCTATTCTTCCTCGATAATTTGACAAGCTTTATGCCTAAATTCTCAGCATTCTCATCGCGGGCATTGTCATCGTACCAAGTACTTGTCAATTATCAGGATGTAATCGACGAGATAGAATCAATGCTAAGTATAGCAGAAAGTGAGATGGACGATGTTTAATAATCACGACGACAGAGACTTTATTCACGAGCACCTGACCGTCAAGCCAGTGGTCGCGAAGGTATCACGAGAAGAATATCTCGAGTTTGTCAACAACTACCCAAGAGATCTTATCAAGAAATCGCATTCTATGGCGGGTATGAGAAGCGCCCGGTGGTTTGACGCAAAGCTTGTCGGCTATGAGACAATCGCCGATGCACAGTGGTTTGATGGCGACCATTCGGCGGACAGCTGCCTCATAGTCAAGAATTATCAAGACGTATACGCCGACATTCAGCGGCTTTTATCAGAAAGGAGCAAACATCATGATAGCGCCGGTCACTGAGGAAAGAAAGCAGAAAATTCTGACGGAACTCGGTCCGTTCGTCGAGATCAAGCGTCTCGAGAGCGGACGATACGGGAGCACTGACTACGATGTAGTGTTACGGAACGGGATACCGTGGTTTCCGAAGAAGCATGAACTCTTCGCGTGGTGTGACGGCTGGAACGGCTGCTTCGGCGGGCGGATATTGTCGTACAGCAGGCAGGAGGACGGCGATCACTACGTGGTGAGAGTTTACATTGATTGATGTTCGGCAAGAGTCCGGAGAAAGGATGATATTATCATGGACAAAGAACCATATGAAAACAACGAGCACGTAAAGTTTGTCTTTTACAACGGTGAGTCGCCGGTTTTGTGCCGAGGTCTGCTGATGTTGGAAATAGACGGCGAAATCCACACGTTCGGAGAGAAATCTTATTATCCTCAAGCGGAATATGACGACTTCTGGATATCCGGTGGAGACTGCGACACCGAAGGCAACTATTGGACCAGCGACTGGATTATCGACGTTGCGGCGCTTCCGGAGCAGTACCGTAAGTACGCCGATGAGATATGCTATGTGTTCAACGAACACGTGAAGCATGGATGCTGCGGAGGATGTACTTGAAATGAGAAGATTATTCTGTGACTATTGTGGGAAAGAAATCAGCGACGATAAGAAAAAGAGAACGGTTACAACAGACGACCCATTTCAGCGAGAGATCGACTTATGTGGAAATTGTGTTGAGAGAGTTCGTAATCGGATAAAGGAGTATTGGAAGAAGCATGGTTTTGATCTTGATCAGTGACGGCAATCGCGAGGACAGGTACTTGCAGAGATATACTGAAATCGTCGAGAAAAGGGAGTTCGCCGAGGGCGATATCAGAACTCTTTATGTGGCTCGGTTCGACGGATTCGATGAGTTTGAAGCGTTTCTGAACGACATCACGAAGAATTGGACCGTCAAAATATGGTGTCCGGAATATGCCAACACATCATTGGCACTCGCGTGCGAGGAACGGGCGCTTGTCATGGAGATATGCGACAAGCATATTAAGCCGGAGTAATGGCTGTAGTCAAGGAGGTTACATATGACGAACGAGGAAAAGTTAAAACGGATGAGCACCTACGAGCTTGCGGTTTGGATTGCCGAGAACGTTAGGCATCACGGAAGTATGTGGGATCAGTGGTTTCGTGACAAGTATTGCACGGACTGTCCATGCGAGATAGTACCGGGTATTGATGGCACGGGGACACGGGCTGTAAAGTGGTGCGAGGCGCGTCACCAGTGTCGTGTCTTCTTCGGCAGAATGCCAAATGAAGTCGGGATCATCGAAATGTGGCTTGATAGCAGGGATGAAAATGCTGATGACGAACTTTGATAAAATCAAAAATATGACCGAGGACGAACTCGCAGCGTGGCTTGCCAAATATGCCATGTATGACGGCAGTCCGTGGGATACGTCATTCGCGGAGCGGTTCTGTCACAACTGTCCCTCGATCGCCGGGGAATGTCAGGAGTTCGGGCGCACGATGGAATTCTCATGGTGCGAACTGCATGACGGACGCTGCAAATACTTCCCGGATATTCCGGATTTCCTCCGGGACGAGAATATCATCAAGACATGGCTCAAACAGGAGGCTGAACGAGATGGTTGAAACTTCATACGAATACATAACCAACGAACCGCACGCGTTAATCTCGACCAGTGAGCTGAAGATCATACGACACGTGCTGCGGCTCGCGGATGAACATCCGGCGGATGTGGATATCAGATTCCTGCCTGAAAACAACGGCGGCGTTCTGGTGGCAAAAGTGCCGAGAACATGGATCAAGAAACCTTCTCCTCCGAGGGTCGTGAGCGACGAGCAGAGGAAAAGGATGTCAGAAGCGTTCAAGAATCGGTTTGGAAACCAAAGACAATTCAGGGAAAATCAAGCCAGAATCGATGAAGACGGCGAGGACGAGTAAACAGCAGGGCAAAATTTCCGGCGATTTACGGAGTCAGAAACACGGGATAATCCTGTGAGATATATCATCCCGGTTTTATTGGTCGCTTCTGCATATAAAGGTCAAGAAAATAGGCACATACGCAGACCGCGTGTGCAATTAATAAAAAGGAGTTTGATTTATGGAAAACAACATTCAGGTGTTCAACAACGAGGAATTCGGCGAGGTTCGAACGGTTATGGTGAGTGACGAGCCGTGGTTTGTGGCTGCGGATGTTTGCAAGGCGCTGGAACTCAGTAATCCCACAGTCGCGGTGAGCCGTCTCGATGAGGATGAGCGAGCTAAGTTCAACTTAGGGCGTCAGGGAGAAGGGATAATTGTTAACGAGGCGGGGCTTTACTCACTGATTCTCGGGTCGAGAAAGCCGGAAGCCAAGGTTTTTAAGCGGTGGATTACTCATGATGTTATTCCCGCTATCCGCAAAACCGGCGGCTACATCCAGGGCGAAGAGTCAATGAGCGACGACGATCTTATCGCCCGTGCGCTTGTCATGGCTCAGAAGAAGATCGAGCTGCGTGAACAGCAGCTCAAGGAAAAGGACGCTCAACTCAAGCTCCAGAAGCCGAAGGTCGACTTTGCCGATCATGTGACCGATTCCGATAACGCGATAGATATGGGAACCTTCGCGAAATACGCTCAGAAGCAAGGCATCACAATGGGGCGCAACACTCTGTTCAAGTGGCTTCGCGATCAGGGCGTGCTTATGGACAACAACGTTCCGTATCAGAGGTATCTTAACGCCGGATGGTTCAGGGTCATTGAGAATATATACAACACCGGCAGCGGGCAGTATACCACTCATAAAACACTTGTTACCGGAAGGGGTCAGGTGGCACTCATCAATTATATAAGGAAGAACTACAAGGAAATCGCATAATGGAGGATACGAAAATGGAAAACAATGTTCAGGTATTTAACAACGATGAATTCGGCGAGGTAAGAACCGTCATGATTCACGGTGAACCGTGGTTTGTCGCTTCTGACGTGTGTAAGGTTCTGGAGATCGGAAATCCGTCTCAGGCATTTACCCGGTTGGATGATGACGAGAAACAAATTACCCTCATTTCAAATGAGGGTAATCGTGGGAACCCGAACGTCGTTGTAATAAACGAATCCGGTCTTTATTCACTTATTGTAGGATCGAGAAAGCCGGAGGCGCGGGCATTCAAGAGATGGATAACGCATGACGTGATCCCGGCAATCCGGAAAACCGGTGGTTATATCGCCGATCCGGAGAAATTCATCAACGAGTACTTCTCCGCCCTCTCCGAGGATACCAAGCGTGGATTTGCCCTTGATATGTACCGCGAGACAAAACGTCTCGGAGAGCAGAATCGACAGCTGACCGCAACCATCGAGGAGCAGAGACCTCATGTTGAATTCGCGAATCAGGTTACGGCGTCCGAGGATGCTATTGATATGGGGCTTTACTCTAAGACCATTCAGAAATTCGGCGTAACCATTGGACGCAACACACTTTTCAGAAAGCTCAGAGAATGTGGCGTACTGATGGCTGATAATACACCATACCAGAGATTTCTTAACTCCGGATGGTTCAAGGTCATCGAATATACATATGAGGCAGGCGGCGTACCGCGACTCGGCACCAAGACGCTTGTGACCGGAAAGGGACAGATCAAAATCGCGGAGCTTGTACGTAACAACTTCGCTTTCGGGGAGGCTTGCTGATGGCAGGAATCAAAGGCGTTTACATTCCTCAGATCGACGCCAAGGACCTCTGGATCTCGAACTACTCGAAGCCGGACGCCGAAGGCTACACTCTTCTTGACAAGAATGGGAACATCAACAAGAAGCGATACAAAGCCGTCTTCGACTACAGCCTCGATCTCATGCAGCTCCGGGACGTCTACCGCAAAGCCTATCGCAACAACCGTTTCTCCTTCATCGAAGACTCACGCAGCGGCAGGCGCGAATACTGCGACCGGATCATCAACGTCACCTTCGAGTACAGTGTCAAGACATGGAACCGCCAAGGCAAAGACACCTACATAAAACTCGGGTTTCAGGGGAATGAACTCGAATGGTCAGACTGTCTCGGCAGGACAAAAACCGGCGAAATCGTCGGGGTGAAGGTCGGCGCAAAGGTCAATATCCCGGATCCGCCGGACAAGCGGGCATTCACATATGATGAGGAAAAACAAGTCTACGCCGCACGGCAGAACATCCCCTGCGTCCAGAGCGTCGACTCCATACGGCGGAAGCTCTACACAGGCGGGTTCATATGCAACGGAACCAGATACATAAGGTGGAAACGCTCCGCCGGGAGCGCCAGAGTCGGCAAATGTATGTTTATCGACAAAAGGCTCTACTCCAGAATGCACACATGGGAAATGTGCGGGCTCTCTATCCGCGAAGGAGACAAAGTCGATCTCGCGGCTCTCCAGTCATATATCGCGCTCACGATGAGCAGCATTATCGGTACAATCGAACTGAGACCGGAAAACTTTCTCGTTATCGATGACTATGACAGTATCTTTACGGAAGACTGCATCAACGTCACCGAGCAAAACGGCAAGCTTCACGCGGCACACGAGAATGTCGAAATCGCAAACAAGATATGGGACGGTCAAAGCCTTATCGATATATCGGCGATGGGCGGGTATTCAGACAAAGGTATGATTCTGCTGAGAAACCGGTTTTTCAAATCCTGCGCGTTCAGCTGCAATCTTCAGGACTGGTTCAGAGACAATGGCGTCACCGATGTATCACAGCTAAGAGGATATACAAGGGCTAATGATATTGCGGACATCAAGATAGTCACGACGCCGAGCAGTATCAAATATGTCAAGTTCGGAACACTCGACGCGTGGTTCGATCAGCTCTACCCTCTCTTCGGCGTTGTCAAATACGAAAAGCCTCCGCACTATCTCGGAGGCAGGCTCGTTCAGGCGCATTATCAGCTCATCAACTCAATACAGCTTGAACGAAGCGATATTGAGGAGCTATTAGAGCCGACGTTCGGATTCCTTGATCTCTGCCGGGACAAACCCGCCGTGATGAAGCACTGGATCAAATACAAGCCGCAGGAAATCGACGATCTGCCCATGCTCTCAAAGAACGACGTCATCTACAAGATGATGTCAGTCAACAGCCGGTTCTATGACACCAGACTGTACAACGACTTCAAATGTGACTTCATCCGTTCCTTCATCAAGAACGCGAAATGCGGGCATATCTTCGTCGAAGGCAACTACTCAGTACTCTGCGGAAATCCGATCGAAATGCTTCTCGCGGCTATCGGCAAGTTTACCGGAAAGCGGGTAATGGATAAGAATTGCGTCTACAGCAGAAGATTTGAGTGGGGTGAAACAATCCTCGGGTCAAGAAGTCCGCACATCACGGCGTCTAATGTGCTGATTACGACCAACCGGCAGAACGAGATGATCGACAGGTATATGAATCCCACGGAACAGATCATTTACGTGAACGCAATCGGAGAGAACATTCTGCAACGACTCGCGGGCGCGGATTATGATAGTGATACAGTACTAATTACAAACAACAAGACACTCATCCGCGCGGCACTGAAGACCACGGGAATGTTCAAGGTCGCGATATATAATGTCGCGGGAAAGAAGACCGACAGAAGATACACGACTGAGGATATGGCGGATCTTGATATCAAGACAAGCAATAATCTGATTGGGTCAATTGTGAACGGGTCTCAGGAGCTGAACACGCTGATGTGGCATGAGCTTGCAAACGGCGGAACGTATGATGATGTCAGGGACATTTACGAGAATGTCTGTAAGCTGTCGATTCTTAGCAATATCGAGATTGACAAGGCAAAGAAGGAATTTGTGATAGACTCATATCGAGAGCTCGCAGACATCCGTAATGAATACAAGCTCGCGGAAGACCCCCAGAAGCTCCCGGATGGCGAGAAACCCCGGACAATCAAACCGTGGTTCTTCGCCCATATCGTCAGACAGAAAGGATACTACAACCCGCACACCAAGAAGTATACCAAATTCAAGACATCAATGGACTACCTCCAGGAGGCAATCAACAGCTACAAGCTGAGAAGGCAGAGACGGACGACAGACGGGTTCATTCCGTTCTTTGAGGTCATCAATACCTCTCACCATCGTCCGGATTACATCGATCACAACATGATACACGAAATCTGGAGCGCAGCCGAAGCGCTCAAAACAAAATCCGATTACATTCACAAATTCAGTGACGACACGGAAAGCTCCCGCAGAGAGCTTATCGACGCGAAGCGCGAATTCTATGAATTCATGACCTCACTGCAAATCAACAAAAGCACCATGATCTCGCTGCTTCAGTCGGTGGAATCGCCCGGCACATCGCGATTCATGAAAACTTTGTTCTACGGATTATTCAGCACGGGTAATCCTTCATTATACAACTGCATAAGGGACAGCAAGTCGCCGATTCCGGCGATCGTCCCGGATCCCGACGGCGATGTCCTGATTTACGGATACCGGTTCTCTGAGATCGAAATGTAATAAAAAGGAACTGTCTCGCGGCAGTTCCCTTTTTGTTTTCGCCGGATGGACAGGCTTTATTTTCTGTATGTAGAACCGGCGAAATTTAACAAGAAAACGGCGTTTTGACGAGCTATTCTGATTCCGGTATCCCGAAAAGCCCGTAAAATGGGCATTTTTCAGAGGCGCTAAATTTCGTTATGGAGGGATGAGAATCACCTCCGCAAATCCAACAAATTATAAGGAGAAAATCATGATTATCATTTCAAAGGAAGAAGCCGCTGTCATTCGCAGACAGCTCCCGAAGACATCTGTCACCGTCGCGTCCAGACGCAAAAACAGCCGCGGGCACACCTATTACATGGAGGAGAACGGTGCGTCCATGGCTCTCATCAGCAAGCTCCGCGGGGAGAAGTATGAGCCGAGAAGAATGTTCTTCTATGGTGGAAGATGATGAAGTGCAATATACGAGGATTTTATGAGGAGCACAGACGGCGGTCCGCCGAACTTCGCGAACGTGTAGAGTCTCTGCACAAGAAATATCCCGAAAACCCTCTCTGGGGCGCGATGCTCAATCTGGCGGACAGCCCCGACTTTGTCAATGTGACACCCCGGAAGACACGAAGAAAACACAAGAACAAACACTGAGAAAGGATAATAACTATGGAACAGAATCAAGCGATAAGCATTTTTAAGAATGAGGAATTCGGAGAGGTCAGAACCGTTATAATCGACAGCGAACCGTGGTTCGTTGGCAAGGACGTCGCTGTTGCACTTGGGTATACCAATCCCCAGAAGGCAGTCCGAGACCATGTTGACGAGGAAGATCGGACGGTGAACGATTCGTTCACCGTCAATGGGACGATGGCGACACTGATCAATGAGTCTGGGATTTATTCACTCGTAATTTCCAGTAAGATACCGAATGCCCGTAAATTCAAACGATGGGTCACGTCGGAAGTAATCCCGTCTATCCGCAAGACCGGAACCTATGGACTTTCCGCTATCGACACAGCTACCCTTCGTGTGCTGCACGCGACCGATCCTATGGAGAAAGCTCTCGCGCTCGCGGATTTTCGTGATGCTATTGCGGCTCCGCTTCAGGCAGTTATCGAGGAACAGAAACCGAAAGTGACATACTATGACGTTGTTATGCAGAGCGATGATGTTGTGCCGATAACCGTTATTGCGAAAGACTACGGTCTCTCTGCCCGGAAGCTCAACTCCATGCTCAAGGAGTGGGGAGTTCAATATAAACAAGGTCAGCAGTGGTTTCTCTACGCGAAGTATGCCGGATGCGGATATATGCACTCCGTGACAACCGCGGTCGACAACGGTCATGTGTTCATGAACAGCCAGTGGACTCAGAAGGGACGTAAGTTTATCTATGATATAATGAAAGAGAACGGCTATCTGCCGCTTATCGAGAAGGAGGAAAACAAAACCGAGGACAAACCCAAGAACAGAACAATATTCTATGGCGGGGAATGCCTGGGCAAACTATGGGGGCATGGTGATCTCGATGAGTGATAAAGTGCGGGAACTCATAAACCGCGTTCTTGAGTGGGTGTGGGCGCACCCCGGGACGCATTTCAGGGTGTGCTGTTTATGGACAGATCCCGAAGGATATTTCGAATTGTACCGCATGGAAGAGACCGGCCACATTTGGTGTGCTGAAGTCGGAGGAAATAAATGCTGGTCACTATTTAGACCTTGCACCGAGAGGAATCTCGAAACCCTACTGGGGATATTGGCTGAATATGATCGTAGTAACGAGGCGCAGTCTCTCGGAGGGTCGAATGAAGTGTAACTACGACCGCCGTCATGTCAGCGCGAAGCAGATGATGGCTATATGGCGTGAGTATAAAACAAAACGTCACGAGGAGCGGCGGGATGCGCGTCATTGGGTTGAATTGCTCGATTTGATTGAGTATGTTGATCGTTTCGGGTTCGAACTTGATGAGTCTCCTCGCGAGAAATAAATAACGAAGGAATAGAAAATATGAGAACTTTACTTTTACTCCGTGGCTCTCCCGGATGCGGTAAATCCACATGGATCGAGCAGAACGGGTTGAAACAATATACCCTCTCCGCTGACGATATCCGGCTTCTCTGCTCTTCTCCGGCGCTTAATACCGATGGACTCGAAGAGATCAATCAGAAGAACGACGAAATTGTATGGGCAACGCTGTTCCGGCTTCTCGAAACGCGTATGGTGAACGGAGAGTTCACCGTCATCGACGCGACGAACTCCAAGACATCCGAGATGAACCGATATAAGGCGCTGTGCGAACAGTACCGGTATCGTATCTGGCTTGTTGATTTCACTGACGTGCCGATTGAGGTCGCAAAGGAGCGCAACAGGTCGCGTATTCCTCTGAAGCGTGTACCGGATGCCGTTATTGACAAGATGTACTCCCGGTTCGCGACGCAGAAGGTTCCGTCCGGCATCACTGTGATTAAGCCGGACGAGCTTGACCGTGTGTGGATCAAGCCTATCGACCTGACCGAACGGTTTCAGATACGCGTTTTGGGCGATATTCACGGGTGTATGACACCGCTGATTGATGCCGTGGAGTCAGCGCGGTTCTGGTCGTTTGGTCAACCTTATTATATCATTCTGACCGGCGATTATATCGATCGTGGAATCCAGAACGCAGAGGTCGTACAGTGGCTGATTGACAATAAGGATTGCGAAAACATCCTCATGCTTGAAGGCAATCACGAGCGCCATCTGTGGGCATGGGCGAACGGCAGAACGACCGATTCGCGCGAATTCGAGACCAACACAAGACCACAGCTCGAATCCGCCGGTACCGACAGGAAGGAGGTCCGTAAGCTCTGCCGCAGATTTGCGCAGTGCGCGTATTTCAGACTCGGAGACAATACATACCTCATCACGCATGGCGGGCTCAGTACTATTCCGGACAATCTGACATTTGTCGCGACATCTCAGATGATAAACGGCGTCGGAAGTTATGGCGAAGCGCAGAAAGTCGACGACACGTTCCTTGCGACAACGCCGGATCATGTCTATCAGATACACGGTCATCGGAATGTTCAGAATCTGCCGATACAGGTCAACGACCGGTGCTTCAATCTTGAAGGCGGCGTTGAGATGGGCGGTTGTCTCCGTGGTGTCACGATGTTTCCAGAGGGCGTACCTCATGCATGGGATATTGAGAACAAAGTCTACCGAAAGCAACCAGTGTCTGATAATGTCGGCAGTGAAAGTGTGGCAGATGCCATCATCTCCATGCGCAAGAACAAATATATCGAGGAGAAACAGTTCGGGAACATCTCGTCGTTCAACTTCACGCGCTCGGCTTTCTATGATAAAGTATGGAACTCCCAGACGATACGCGCCCGCGGATTGTATATCAATATCCCGGAGCGAAGAGTTGTCGCCAGAGCGTATGACAAATTCTTCAATATAGGCGAGCGTCCGGAGACGCGCCTTGATGTGCTGCGAAATACCATTACATTCCCGGTGACGGCTTATGTCAAGGAGAATGGTTTCCTCGGGATAGTCTCGTATAACGATGAGACCGATTCACTCTTTGTTACGACGAAATCGTGTCCTGACGGGATCTATGCCGACTGGCTCCGCGATATGCTTCACTCAAAACTTTCTCCGGAAGCGCTCGACGACATGAAGCGTTTCGCTAAGGAAAGCTGTGTTTCATTTGTATTCGAGTGCGTCGACATGGTTCATGATCCGCACATCATAGAGTATCCCGAGAGTCAGCTGGTTCTGCTCGACGTCGTAAAGAATTCACTTGACTTCAATAAGCTTGACTATGTGACGACACGTGCCCTTTCGGACTCTCTGAACATTCCATGTAAAGAACGAGCGCGTGTCTGTGGCTCATGGCAGGAATTCTGCGACTGGTACAATGAAGTCATAGATGAGGATTACCTCTATGAGGACTATTTTGAGGATAAGCGTCATATTGAAGGCTTTGTTCTCGAGGACGCAAACGGATATATGCTCAAATTAAAGCTTCCGTATTACAACACATGGAAATTCCTTCGCGGGATCGCGCATGAAACTCTCCGCAAGGGATATGTTGAACCGAAACGAACCGCTCTGCTCACCACTCCGCTTACCAATTACTTCTATGGATGGCTGAAGGATCTGTATGAGCGGAACAAGACAGAAAATAAAACAATTCCGACAGACATCTGCTCTCTCAGGCGGATGTTTTTTAATTCGGATACAGGAAAGGAATTTAATGAATGAGACAACTCGCAAGTATACAGAAAATTGAATGGAAGCGCCCGATCGAAGGGCGCGACCGCATCGAGCTCTGCGGGGTTCTCGGATGGCAGCTCATCACAAAGAAAGATGAGTTTCATGTCGGGGACCTCTGCGTTTTTATAGAACCGGACGCCGTGCTGCCGGACAAGTCGGAATTTGACTTCTTAAGGTCAAAGGGGTTCAGAATCAAGACCATGAAAATGGCGGGGTGCCTGAGTCAGGGTATATGCTTCCCTCTCTCGATACTCCCGGATGGCACAAAGACGGATATCGGTACAGACGTCACGGAAGCGCTCGGGATCACCCAGTTCGGCGAGACGATGGACACCGATCCGGTTATCGCCGACAAAAAGAGCAGATATCCGAAGTTCCTCATGCGCATGGCATGGTTCAGGAAGCTTGTGCTACCGAAGAGTCAGTCGAGGGCGTTTCCGGGATTTGTCAGCAAAACGGACGAGACGAGAATACAATCCATGCCGTGGGTGCTGACCGACAAGAGACTATATATCGCTACAGAGAAAGTGGACGGGCAATCGGGCACATTCGCGCTTGTCCGGCGCAAATCGAAGATACCATTCTTCAAAGATAAGTTCGAGTACATAGTCTGCTCTCGCAACTGCCGTCTCTGGAATAAGGACAACTCCTCGTACTGGAGCGTTTCCGAGAAATATAATATCGAAAAGACACTGCGTGGGATGATCGGTTCCCACGAGTGGATCGCCATTCAAGGCGAATGTATCGCGTCGAACGTACAGGGCAACAAGTACCATGTCACCGAACCGGATCTCTTCGTGTTCAATCTCATTTACCCGACCGGAAGGGTCGACTCCATGACCGCGAAGGGCATCTGTGAGAAGAACGGGCTTCAGTTCGTGCCGATCGTTGATACCGACTACGTTATGCCCGATACCGTTGAAGAAGTTCTCGAATACGCACACGGCGAAAGCAAGCTGTATCCGACGCTCCGTGAGGGCATAGTCTTCAGAAGCTATGACGGAAAGTACAGCTTCAAGGCTGTCGATCCGCTGTTCCTGATCAAGTACGACGAGTGACAGGCTCGCAGGGAGATGCAATAAATCCCGGATTTTCGGGAGCTATTTTGATTTTAAGGTCCGGAAAAGCCCGTAAAATGGGCATTCTCCGGAAGCGCTAAGTTTCGTTGTGGGGGAACAACATTCTCCCGCAAATTCTAAAATATAAAGGATGGATTATTTTATGGAAAACTCTAAGCTTACTACTATCAAGCATGACGGCGTCACCTACTGGAGAGTCGCAGACATGGGCAAGGTCGCGTGTAAGAACCTCGACAATGCGATCAAGCAGACGCAGGCTGAGGTCGTGTATCTCGGTGATGAGTTCGGTAATCGACCCATGCGCTGCATGGACGAGAAGAACTTCATGATGGTCGCAAGGTACCTTAATCGCAGGAACGCCGACGAGTCGCACGCGAAGAGGATCGAGATCGAAATCGCGCGTTCGAAGCAGCAAGACACGGCTCCGGTGGCACAGCCTGTTGTTGAGCCAATTGTAGACACAATGGGTGAGGAATGCGAGCCGGATACGGTTTATTCCGAAATCAAGCTTCGGAAATTCGGCACCATCAAGACTATGACCGAGTTTGGGCATACGTGGTACTGTGGAATCGACGTCGCGAAGGCGCTGAGGTATGAGAATCCAAGAGGCGCGGTAAACGCATATGGAAAGGTCCGGGACGACAACTGTCTCAGACACGTCCCGGGTAAGAACGGTCGTATGCAGCTGGTCGAGTACATCGACGAAGACGGCGTGTATTGCCTTATCCATCACAGCAAGCGCCCGGACGCCAAGGAATTTCAGGACTGGATATTCTCGTTCAAGAAATCTGAGCCTGAGTGCGAATCATTTGATGGCAATTTCATCGAAGAGCCCGCTCAGGTTAATGCTTCCGAAAAATCGGATGTCTCTGAGATTGTCAGTCAGACGTTCGGCAAGGTGCGCATGGTGCTTGATGGCGAAAATGTGCTGTTCTGCGGTAGTGATGTGGCAAGAGCTCTCGGGTATACAAGACCCAACGATGCAATTCATGACCACTGCCGCGCCGATGGTACGTCAAAACGCCGTATCATAGACAGAATGGGTAGACCGCAAGATGCTGTATTTATCACAGAAGGCAATGTCTATAGACTGGTCGCACACAGCAAGCTCCCTTCCGCCGATGAATTCGAACGTTGGGTCTTCGACGAAGTTCTCCCGACACTCCGCAAGACCGGCGGGTATATCTCGGACGCGGACAAGATGGCTGATACCTATCTTGACGGATATGACGACGAGACCAAGGCGGCGCTCTCTGTTCTGCTGAGATCGCTCAAGAAGTCTCAGGACGCGAACATCAAGCTTCAGCGCGAGGTCGACGTTCTCACGAAGCAGACACGTACATACGAGCCAAGAGCCGTCGTCAACGCGCTTGTCAGGAGTTTTGCGTTTTACTGCCTTGACAGCGATTTCAAAAAGGCGTTCCATCTGTTCTACAAAGAGCTTTATTATAAGAAGCGTATCGCGCTGAACATGAGACTCGGTACGGGCTCTCTGCTTAACAGAGTTCGTGACGATGAATGGAACGATGTCGTCGAGGTCGCTGTGGCTCTCTGTATAACGCATGGGGTCGATGTTGAGCAGGCTATCAACTCTGTTAACAGCGAGCTGGTCAGCGCGTAACACCATAAAGGGTATCGCGGAGGCGGTACCCTTTAGCCGGTCGGGCATTTTCCGAAAATGTCTGCGATGTTCATTAATGCTTAGCTCGACGCATTGCCATATATCTCTCTGTCCATAACGATAGTTTGAAATTCCGCGAAAATTAACCGGATAGGTTAATTTTACTCTTGACACGGGACTGAATTTATGCTATAATATTATTGACGCATAGGTTAATTCCGGTAGAGGTGATTCGTTGAAGATAGAATATAAGAACGGAAAAATCCAAAGGGTGTGTGAGGATGCTTCCGTTGCCGAACGTGTATACGGGTGCGAAATGGCCGCGAAAATACAGATGAGAATCGACCAAATACGCGCCGCTGATTCAGTGGAGATGATGATTCAATACAGAATCGGCCGCTGTCATTCGTTACATCAAAACCGCAAAAATCAATATGCGGTTGATTTGGTACACCCTCAACGATTAGTGTTTGAGAAAAAGGGAACAGAAATTCAAATCGCGAATATTATTGAAATAGTGGATTACCATTAATCGTTTTGCGTTTATTAGGAGATAATGTCATGAAGAAAAGCAAAACATATATAGCAGTACCACCCGGAGCAACCATAAAAGAGCAGCTTATTGACAGGGGAATGAGCCAGAAGGAATTTGCCGCAAGGATGGAAATGTCGGAGAAGCATATCAGCAACCTGATAAACGGCGAAGTCCATCTGACCGCCGATGTTGCGATGCGGATGGAAATGGTATTGGGTCTTCCCGCAAGCTTCTGGCTCAATCTGGAAGCTATATACCGGGAAAAGCTGTTGAAGGTGGATACAGAAAACGAAATGGATGCAGACATAAAAATCGCCAAAGATCTGCCCTACAACGAAATGGCGAAAAACGGATGGGTGCCTGACGCTCAGAAGGTCGAAGACCGTGTTATTTACTTGAGAAAATTCTTTGAGGTGGTACGGCTCGGGCTTCTGAAAGAAAACCTTATTCCGGGCATAGCCTGCCGCAGACAATCGGTCACAGAAAAAGCTGATCTCGCATTAGTCGCATGGGCACAGAAGGCAAAGCTGGAAGCGCGCAATATTGCGACCGCGCCAATCGACCTGAAGACTCTTACAAAGAGCATACCGTCGATCCGTGCGATGACAAGAATGGATCCGTCTCTGTTTTGTCCGAAGCTGACCGAATTACTGGCAAGCTGCGGTATAGCTCTTGTGTTCCTTCCGCATATCGATGGCTCGTTCCTGCATGGCGCGACATTTTACGACAAAAATAAAATTGTCATCGGCTTAACAGTTCGCGGTAGGGACGCAGACAAGTTCTGGTTCAGTCTTTTCCACGAGATCGCACATATACTCTTGGGGCATATAGGTCAGGTCGGCGGGACCACCGACGAAGATGAATCTGCGGCTGATAGGTTCGCCAAAGACACACTGATTCCCATGATGGATTGGCGGGAATTTACCGCTCGTCGCCCGTTTTCAAGAGCCGCAATAAACAATTTCGCCGATCATATCGGTATAGACGCCGGTATTGTGGTGGGTAGGCTTCAAAAAGACAATTATGTCAACTATAGTTGGTATAACGACATGAAGACAAAATACGAAATTGTATAACAACAATTCAAGAACTCAGCATCTGCCCCAAAAGCAGATGCTTTTTTATGCTCACCAATCAAAGTCGCGCCAGACGTTTCCGGCGAAATTTAACAAAAATCCGGCGAAATCGCGAGCTATTCCAAAATCGAGGTCTGGAAAACGCCCTGTTTACGGGCTTTTTCGGATCTCGTTAATTTCGTTATGGGGGATAAAAATCCATCCCGCAAAATCAATTATAAGGAGACACAAAATGTCAGCACTTAATCGTAAATATGCAGCCAACGTGACCGGTACCATCAATATCGAGGATGGCAAGATAATGATCGAAGTCGAGGACGTCGACGCTCCTGTCGATCTCGCGTCGTTTATCGCGGACTTCAATGGCAAGGACGCAAAGATCAGCGTCTCGTACAGCGAGGATCTTGATGGCGAATAATGAACGCGTCGAGCTGTCCCGCCGCCCGGACGAGACATTCGACGACTTCGCGCTCAGGCTCTACGCGAACTCGCGACAGTACGGCGTCAACTGCTATCGGATCGCGGAGATTCTTAATCAGGAATCCGGGCTGCACAAAGCCGAAAACTCGTGGCGCATACGCTACAAGGACTTCCGGCGCGGTATGGAATATCAGAAATTCAACGACGATCAGGAAGCAATGGTCGGTGAGCGCATCCTTTGCGTCTCCGATCTGCACTACCCGTTCAATCTGTCGCTCGATATCTTTACCGATTACATCGGGGGTATAGACACTCTCGTTCTGAATGGCGACCTCCTCGACTGTATGGCGCTTTCGAGATTTCAGAAATCGTACAGAATCTCGCCCATCGAAGAGATGATCGGGTGTCGTCAGTACCTTATCGATCTCATTAAAATGCTGAAGCCCGCCAGAGTTATCGCTACGAACGGGAACCACGAGTACCGACTTTCTACCTATATTAATAAGAACATCGACTGTGAGATCAAGGAACTTATGCCGGACTCTCCGCTTGAATATCTCTTCGAAGACGGGTTCACGCACTACGACAAGGCGAACGCGGCAAAGACGTACTATCCGCCGCTTAAAGATGTGTTCCGCGATATCGACTTCCGATACACACACGGATGGTGGTATCAGTACGGTGGAATCATATTCTGTCATCCCAAGGCGTTTTCAAGCGGCATTCTCAAGACGTCCGAGAAGGCTCTCATGTGGTTCCGGAACAACGGTAACATATTCGACGCTCTTGTTATGGCGCACACTCACCGCATCGGAATGTACAAGATCGGCGGCACCATGCTCTATGAACAGGGATGCTGCTGCGATACCGCCAAGATGCAGTATTCTGACGGTATGCTTGTCAACTCGCAGAAGGAAGGGTTCCTCTACCTTACCCGCGACCGCGAAGGCAATTTCAAAGAGGAAACAACGAAGCTCGTGTTCCTCAACTGAGGGCTTCCGGAAATTCGTCGTATGAAACGGAGCACCCATTTACAAAAAAATGGCGTTTTCGCGAGCTATTTCAAAATCGAGGTTCAAAAAAGCCCATAAACAGGGCACTTTGGGGAGCCGCTAAATTTCGTTATGGGGGATAAAAATCCTATCCCCGGAAAATTCAAAATTATTATAAGGAGTTACTACAATGATTACTAAGAAAGATTTCGTGGACTACGTTGCCAACACAAACGGCATCTCCAAGAAACAGGCTGCCGATGAGGTCACCCGCGTCTGGGACGCTATGGGCGATATTCTCGTCGAGGGTGCCGAGGACCTGAGAACCAGTTTCGGTATATTCAACATCAAGGACATCGCCGAGAAGCAGCGCAGATATACATTCGGTGCAAACAAGGGCGAAGAGTATGTCGTCCCGGCACACAAGAGAATCGCGTTCAAGGCATCCGGTCCGATCCGCGCGGAACTCAAGAAGTAAACCTCTCGAGATTTCTCTCTCCTTTACGCGCCCCTCGGGGCGCGATACGCTGGTGTGGCTCAATGGCAGAGCAGCTGACCTGTAATCAGCAGGTTGATGGTTCGACTCCGTTCACCAGCTCCAGCACCGGAAGGTGCAGATGTTTTCTGTTTTCCATAATCTCCTTTCTTTCCCGGCTCATGCCGGGATACAGCAGGCGTAGTGTAACGGTAACACATTGGGTTCATACCCCGAAGAAGCGGTTCGACTCCGACGCGTGCAACCACGGTATGGTTTTCCGGATTTTGTATCCCGATAAAGCAAAATTCGTGCCCAAGGGGCAAATTTATTTTAAGGAAGGTTTTCTTATATGATGAACGTTCACAATGAATCCACGAACAAGGAGACGCATGAAACGCGTTCCGCAGAACAGAAGCGACACGGTTATGGTCGTGAGGGATTCAGGATCACTGAACATGATGTTTTCCTGTGTTATTCTCCTACTATGCAGAAGTACATACGCGAGCACGGGATGAAGTATCTGTGCAGCGGACGAGATCTCCGCAGCGATAAGGTCTTCTATGTTTACTACAAGAGCGACGCGCTCATGGACATCCTGCGCAGATGGGAAACAATCAAATCGGATCTTATGTCCGGAGATAGTTCGGACTGAATTATTATAGAAAGAGGTTTATACTATGAGCAACGAAACAAACGCAGTTGAGGTATTCAACAACGAGGAGTTCGGAAGCGTCCGGACGACCATGATCAATGGCGAGCCGTGGTTTGTGGCGGTCGATGTGTGTAAGGCACTGGAAATTGACGCAACCGCAACAAGACGGCTTGATGAAGACGAAAAGAATACCCTGCGTTTAACGCAGGGAACCTCCGGAAATCCGAACGTAACCGTCGTTAATGAGTATGGGCTTTATTCGCTGATTCTTGGTTCTCGCAAACCCGAGGCGAAGACATTCAAGCGATGGATAACTCATGATGTTATCCCGACGATCCGCAAGACTGGCTCTTATCTGACGAGCGAAGATGCTGCTGCACTCAAAATCATTCGCGCCTGTGACACGATGGAGCGTTCTGTGGCAATAGCCGAATACCGGGACGTCGTGACTGCACCTTACAAGCAGCAGATTGAGGAACAGAAACCGAAGGTCGAATTTGCCGACCACGTATCGGCATCCGAAAATTCGGTAGACATGGGTGAATTCGCGAAGATTGCCCAAAAGAACGGTATTACGCTCGGGCGTAATAATCTCTTCAAGAAACTGCGCGAACTCAAAATACTCATGGACGGCAATCTGCCGTACCAGCAGTACATGAACGCCGGTTGGTTCGAGGTCGTTGAGAGTGCATATGAGCGTTCCGGTACGTTATATGTCAGCACCAAGACACTCGTTACCGGAAAGGGTCAGATCGCTCTCGTGCGCAAGCTGCGTAAAGCTCTTGCGGAAGAATCCACTCGTTATATAGCATAATATATTACCCTCCCATCCAAGTGTGGGCAGGGCTGAGGTTTCGTCGTTTACGGCGTTTCCGTACAGACAGTCGGCAAGTCCGCCTGTCGCGGCATTGAAGCAGACGACCGGTCCGGTTTCGGTCGTCTGTGGAGCCTTCTTTAGGGTTTAACAGCTTCCACAGACCGGATAGGCTCACGCCGAAAGAAAATGTTCATAGAACCCGCCACGCCTCTTAATAATGCGCAACCCGGCGGGACTTATGGGCAGGTAGCAAATCGGCAACTGCACCGGACTGTAAATCCGGCGACTTACGTCACACTGGGGTCGGCACCCAGACTGCCCACCAGATCACACTTCGGTCAGCCACGGCTCCGGAGTCGGTTCAGATCCGGATACTCGCGAGGACCGGGTCCTCAGAGCAAGCATTCAAAACAGGACAGGAGTATACCTGTACCACCTCCCACCACCAAATCACCACAGGTCGGCTTCCCAGCCACACTCTCCGGCATTCACCACCACCTACCAACCGCGCCGGTGAGTCTCCTGCCCTGTTTTGTTTGCTTGCTCTGATGCCATCATACGGCAGCTATTTATTTTTTTAATACTACAAATGTAAAGAGGATACATGGAATGTTTAACACAAAAGAAACTTCATATCATGCGATTCTCTGCCTTCTGGATATGCTCGCGCTCGCGAGGATTCCTCATATATTTTGCCGGATGAACGACGGATGGCGCGTCGAATACAGGGACGACGACATCTGTATTATCGCTATCGAGCACGACACGTCGCTCGGGCATGAAGAGGATCTTATCGAGACGTGTATACTTGACTTTGAGTTTCATGAGACTCATATATACGGACCGCGCACGGCTTACGAAGTCTTTCAGGACATAATGGAAGCCACACGGCACGGTCAGGCATAACCAAAGAAAGGAGTGCCCGATGGCAGAACGCAGCAAGCGCATCGCGGTTTACGATGCCGAAAAAATCAAACTCATCAATCCCGAAACCCTCTCCCTTTTAAGGAAATACGAAATAGACCTGAGCCTTCGGGAGCTCAGTGAAAACACCCTCAAGGCGTATCGTTCTGACCTTTATCAGTGGTGGATATACGTCTATGACTTTCAGGGAAATAAACCGGTGACGGAAATCGACGAGGACGATCTCACTGAATTCTTCTTCTACTGCAAACAGCAGGGCAACAACTCGAGACGGATGAGACGGCGTATGTCGTCCGTATCCGCCTTTTTTATTTTCCTCAAAAAGAAGAAGATAATCCGCGATAACCCGATGGAATACGTCGACCGTCCGGCAAAGGATACCGATGTTACGGTGCAGACATATCTGACCGAAGATCAGGTCGCGGACATGAAGCGGAAGCTGCTCGACGCCGTTGACAATGCCGCGTCGTTAAGCAAGAAGCACTATTACATGACAATCCGGACATACGCCCTGTTCTCACTCTCGACTATGGCGAGAGTCAACGCGGTCGGCTCGGTCCGATGGGAACAGATAGATTACGAAAACCGCACTGTCAGGGATGTCCGCGAAAAAGAAGGTTATATCGTCGACCTCTATTTCTCAAAGGAAGTCAGCGAATGTCTCTCGGCTCTCTCCGGGTTCCGTCGGGCAAATGATATCGACGACAACGGCTACGTCTTTGTCGCGTATGACAGCGGCAGATACGACCGCCCGACGAACGGCACTCTCGCGGACTGGTGCAGGCTGGTCGGCGAAATGATCGACATTCCGACGCTGCATCCGCACGATTTCCGACACAGCGCAGCCACTATACTCCGCAACAACGGCATGGCTCTTGAGGACGTCTCAAAGCTCCTCGGGCACAAAGGCACCGACGTTACAATAAGGCACTACCTCAAGCCCGACACCCGGAAGCTCCAGAGCGCGAAGGATCGGTTTGAGATATGATCACGTCCACATATATCCGGTTCAACCGGCTCGTTACCGCCTTCATCGGTGGGATACCCGCGGGTATCTGCGTCTCGGTCGGTGGAGCCGCGTATCTCAGCACGGACAACAGATATATCGGCGCGCTGCTCTTCAGCGTCGGTCTTCTGGCTATCATCACATATAAGTTCAGCCTCTATACCGGCAAAGTCGGTCTGTCGTTCGGGAAAGACGCGTTCTTTATCCTTGAACTCGCCGCTATGTGGGTCGGAAATCTCGCGGGAACCATGCTCTTCGCCGGTCTTCTTCGGGGAACCCGTGTCGGCGCGGAAATATCCGCCAAGGCTGCCGTGCTGGCATTATCGAAGACGTCCGCCCCGCTGCCCGAACTCTTCTGTCTCGGCGCAGGATGCGGTATCTGCATGTACATTGCCGTGACATGGTCCGGGGAGGACAGCCACCCAACCGCGTGGAACGCTGTACTTGTCACACTGCCGGTCGCGGTCTTCATTCTTTCCGGATACGAGCACTGTATCGCGGATATGTTCTATTTTCTGGCAGCCTGGGCTCTCGACGCGAAAGCCTTCGCCGTACTGCTCATTGTCACGCTCGGAAACACCTTCGGGTCGCTTCTGATGGCGGGATGGCGGCAGATACTCTCAACCCTCAGGCTGTAACATAACGATTGTGAGGAATTTATATGCCAAGAAAAGGCGGCTCCCGCTGCTCCGGCTTGATCTCTCCTATTGAGATCTATGATTATGACCACGACGACGCGGAATATCTGCTCAATAATCCGTACGAGTGCTGCGCGTGTGGTCGGAGGTTTTCTGATCGGAAGGACAACTTCCTGAAATCCTCCTCTTTTCTGTTCGGCGCGAACGACGGATATATTCCGGTCTGCGTCGACTGCTCTGTCATCTTCCTTGACCATTTCGCGGCGTCTGTAGGTCTGGGTGAAGCCATGAAGCGGTTCTGTGAACGCTTTGACCTGTATTTTGACGCCGAACTCATCTCGACTCTGATGAACAGCGGATACTCGGGCACACGGGAAATCCTGTCCTGCTATATGCGGGACATACCGAGGCGCAAGCTGTTTGAGGACTCTGTGCGCGACAATCCCGCCGCCTTCAGAAAGCCCTCCGAACAAGACGAGACAAACCCGGAGACGGCGGAACCGGTCGAACCCAAAATTCCGGACGAGGTCATCGAACGCTGGGGCGAAGGCTTCTCCGCGGACGACTACCGCATCATGGAAGAGCACTACCATATGCTGAAGCGCCAGAACCCCAACTGCAACTCCAATCAGGAAATCTTTATAAAGGACCTCTGCCCGCTGTTTTTAATGAAACTGTACGCGGAAAGATCTAAGGACGCCGACGCTTTCAAGAAACTCAGCGAAACCTACCGCGCGACCTTCAAGGAAGCTGGACTTCAGACCAAGGTTGAGACGAATGACGGACTTGATTCCCCTCTCGGCGTCACGGTCGGGATGATGGCACAGTTCGCCCCGGAGTATTTCTATAAGGACAAAACACTGTACAAGGATTTTGATGGGCTTGACGATTACTGTCAGCGTCATATTTTCCGTCCGCTCAAGAATCTGACTCTCGGTACGGACGAAGACGATCCGGTGTACCATGTAAGTCCAGGTGATGAAAATGAATAACAGTGTTCAGGCGGCTATGATAGCCAATTCCGTTATTAATCATGGAGTAAAGTCTCCGTCCGCCAGAAAATCGGACACTCAGGAGTTTGATTTCGAGGCGCACGCGGATCAGAATCAGCTTGAGCTGAATACGAAGTTCCCCGCTACTCATTATCTGAGCAGCAGAAGATCGGTGTGCAACACCATGCTCTGGATTACGTTATTCCGGAGAAACCTTCATAGATTTGTTATTGATTATCTCGGCATCAAGTTGTATCCGTATCAGGTCGTTCTGCTTTACTATCTCGGCATCGGGCAGACCGTTGTTATACCCGCCGGTCGTGCAACAGCGAAATCCTTTATCATCGCGCTGTACGTATGTTGTCGGGCTATTCTCTATCCGAGATCCAAGATTGTTATAGGTTCCGGACTTGTCAAGCAGTCAAAGCTTATTATTACAGATAAGATCGAAAATGAGCTCTGTGAAATGTCTCCGGTGCTGAAGCGCGAGATCGCGAGTATCAAGAGCAGCAACAATGAGGCACGAGTTACATTTCATAACGGATCATATATAGTGGTCGTCAATATGCGCGGACCTCGTTCGAACGTCGCGATACGCGAAGAGAGCTTCTATATGAAGGAATCTTTCGCGTTTGAGGTGCTCGGTCCTATGCAGGTGAACTGGATTCCTCCGTACTGCTCAATGAGCGAATACGAGAACAATGACGATCTCATTATCAAGGCGCAGGATCTCTATATAAGCTCCGTGGGTTTGGATAACGGTCACTGGATGTGGCGTGTCATCGACAGCAATATAAAGGATATGCTGAACGGTCGCGACCATTATGTATTCGCGTTCGATGAGAGCATCACCCTTGGTCACAAAATCAAGGACCGTGAAACGCTCATCGGCTATATGCGGACAATGGATCCGATCTCATTCAGGCTTGAATACAAAAATCGCCGCATTAAAGAGAACACAGCCGCGTTTTTCAGTTATTCCATGCTGACAAAGAATCAGATCGGCAAGAAACCGTTCTATCCGAGAAAGTCAGAGGACGTTCTGACCAGAAAGCAGATCACGGCAAAATCGAATCCATTCTTCATTCCGAAGCAGGACGGCGAAATCCGCGTCGTGTCTTGCGACTTCGCATTTGTCAACCGCAAAGGAAACGATAACTCGTCGTTTTCATGCTTCAGGGCATTGCCGGAAAGCACCCGGCACAAAGGCGCGGACAGAGATGTTGAGGTCAAACGTGGATATATGCGTTCGGTTCCGTATCTCGAGGCATCTCCGGGAGCCGACACAGCAAGACAAGCTCTCAGGGTCAGACAGCTGTACGAGGATTTTGACGCGGACTATCTTGTCCTCGACCTCAGAAACTCCGGTATCGCCATCTATGACCTCCTGGCGAAGATAATGTACGACAACGAGAGAGATGTTGAATACGCTCCGTTCACGTGTATGAACGACGATATTATCGCCGCTCGTATTCAGAGCGCGGGAGCGAGACCTGTTATCTACGCCATTACGGCGTCGCAGAAGCTCAACAGCGAAATCGCGCTGAATTTCCGTGAGTCGCTTTCGACCGGAAGAATCTCTTTTCTGCCGAACCTCAAAATCGCGCAGGACGAAATCCTCTCGAACTATTCCGGATATGTCAGGGGTACGCCCGACGAACAGATGGAATTCGAGAAACCGTTCATCGAAACGCAGCTCATGATAGCCGAAACCGCCGGACTGATCTACGAAAAAAAAGAACAGACCGGAGCTATCGTCGTGTCCGAGCAGGGCGACAATACGAAGGACCGGTATACATCGGTCTCATACGGAGATTACTTTATTTCGCTTCTCGAACGAGATTTGTTATCTGAGGATGACGACGATATAGAGTACACCACTCCGTGTGTCTCAGAAGTGAGCTTTTAACGAAAAAGGAGGCTTGCGCCTCCCCTTTTTTGTCTACATGACTCGAATTGTGTTATTTTCTTTTATTTCAACCCACGCTCTGTCTGAGCGGTAGACACAAAACAGTTCATAACGCGGACATTGAGTCACCCCCGCAAAGCGGGGAAAATAATAGCGTCTTGAACAATTTTCTGTCTGTATATAGTATAACACAAACAATCTCATTTGTCAATAGCTTTGTATAAAAAAAATCAGAGAGGAGGAGAAAATGGAGAAAACTACCATTCAGGGCGACGGCTACACCGTAACCATCCCGGACGAGAGCGACGCAGATACGCCCGTAATCGCGACCGTATATGAAGACAAGCTTGAGCAGTTTGAAAACGATATTCTGATGTCTGCCACACACGGTCTTGACGCCGGGCTCGGCGGCAGACTATTCGCGCGTTCAGACACACCGGTCGAAGGACTCTATTCGGCAAGGTATCCGAGTGAGGATATGACCGCCCAGACTCTGACGCCGGAAGAGATTGACGGGCTCGCCGATGGTCTTCAGAAGTCGCTCACCAAAACGCTTCAGCTCAACAACATCGTCCGCAGATACATCATCACGAACGATATTATCGGCAAAACCTATGAGAGCATCGAAAGCAATGTCAACACGCAGTACACTCTTTCCTTCCCCGATCTGACAGGCAGGAACAAGACGAAAAAGCTCGAGACCGCGAAAGCGCTCATACGCGATTTCAACGAGCAGATCAACATAAAGCAGATTATCCGCGAATGTATACCGCTCACATACTGCGAAGGCACGTACATCACCTGTCTTCGGTATGACGAGACAAAGGGATACGTCGCCGACCACTACCCGCTCGGTGTCGCCTATATCAGCGACTACGATATCGGCGGAAAACCGGTCGTCTGTATTGACGTCAAGAAGCTCGAAAACGCGCTCAAGAAGACATACTCCAAGGATAAGAAGAACAAAGCCATCTTCTACCAGAACATAGAAGAGGACATAAAGAACTGCTATCCACCGGAAGTCTACATCGCGTACAAAGCGGGCAACTCAATCTGCCGCCTTGACGTGAGACACACAGGCGTCGTCCGCATCGGCAATCTCGGCAGAAGCTACGGCGTCTCGCCGATCGTCAGAGCGCTCAAATCCGCGCTCATGCTCGAGAACTACGAGAATACCGACTACATAAACGCAAAAGCGCGAGGCAAGAAGGTCCTTGTTCAGATTATGCGCAAGGAGACCATGCAGGACTCCAAGGGCGCATACAACAAAAAGGGCTTCGATATTCAGGCGAAAGCTCATCTCGATCTTATGAGCGCGTGGAAAGCACGTACTGTCGCCATATATACGGCAGTTCCGCAGGTAGAATCGGTGGACTGGGTCGTCGACAAAACGCCGGACACGAACAGTGACAAGATCAACATTTATCGCAGCAAGATCATGTCAACGCTCGGAATCGGCTTTACGGACAACAATAACGCGAACTTCTCTATCGCGAACATCTCGCTTGATCAGCTCATGAGGACAATCAACTCAATCTCGGAACAGCTGGAGCGTGTCTTTCGTGACTGGTATCGCATTGTTCTCGAGAACAACAATGTCGACGTTGAATATCTGCCGGAAATCCATATTATTGACGCGGAAGCGCTTGATATGGACATTAAGAAAGATCTCGTCGAAGTGCTCTTCTCAAAGCTCAATTGCAGCTACGAGACCTGCTACAATCTGCTCGGACTCAACATCGAGGACGAGCGTCAGAAGCGTATGCGTGAAAACGAGAACAACTTCGACAGCGAGATATTCACCCCGCACTCATCGCAGTACACATCAAGCTCATCCGACAACAGCGCCGGACGTCCCGCGGACAGCGACAACACCGACAAGCAGAACAACGACGAACAGTATTACAAGGATGTGAGCAACTGATGGAAGAGATTACAATATACTGCCCGTGCTGCGGCAAAAAACTGATCATCAAAAACCCCGGAGGAGCAGAATCCCCCGAGGTTTCTTTTGATACCCGCGAACCGGAATACAAAGGTACCGGTTATAAGGGAAAATTAGAATTTGGAAATATTACCCACAAAAAGGAAGGTGGTGAGTAAATTGCACAACAACGAAGACAAAGACAAAACAATTCTTTTATCAAGCAAGCCGGTCGAAATATCCGAATACAAGGATTACAAGCTCGCCACATTTCTGATCAGCGTTCTTGATGAATACGACCTCAACGGCAGGATGATTCCCCGCTCGGTCGCCGAAAAATGCGGCGAAACCATTATCGGCGCTCCGATACTCGCGAAGCTGATTTATGATCCGTTTACCGGCAAGCCGTGTGACTTCGGTGGGCACGAGACCTACTGGACAGTGGACGACGACGGCAGGGACGTCATCAAATTCGGAACCGAACCCATCGGCGGCGTGACTAAGCAGTGGATCGAAAGCCGGAAGATCGAAGGCTTTGACACTCCAAAGGAATGTCTGATGATTCAGGCAAAGATATGGGTCAGCAGATTTCCCGAATACGCCAAAGTCCTTGACAAACTTCTCGAAGAGGGCAAAGTCAGTTCCTCCTGGGAACTCACCGTTCACGACGAGGAGTGGACAAGCGCGGGGCGCATTCTCCGCGACATCACATTCATCGGAAACTGCATCATCGGAGTATACCCCGCCGTCCCGCAGGCAGGTATCACCGAATACGCGTCCGTAAAGGACAATTATGATGAACTCTCGCTCGCTGTCGCCCTCTCGAAGGATATGGCGGCAATCGCGCGGGACGAAAACGACCAGAAAGGAAAAGAACCAATGGACAATCAGATGACTCCGGAGACTCAGACAAGCACAGCCGAGCCCACCGCGCCGACCGAGAATCCGTCCACGGCAGAATCGGCTACTACGGTCGAGAATCCGCCCGTCGCACAGGATCCCGTTCCCGCGCTCTCTTATGAGATAAAGGACAATCAGGTGTCTGTGTCCGGATGCGAGGACGAGCGCGTTATCGCCATGATCGGTGATATCAACGGCGCGTTCTCTTCTCTTGCCGATCAGTTAGCAAAGGCTAACGACGCGCTCGAGAAGGCAAATTCTCTTGTGAATGATCTGAACGCCGAGATTGCTTCCCTGAAACCCTTCAAGGAAGAGCACGATCGTGCGGAAGCCGAGAAGGCAGCCGCCGAACTTCAGGCGAAGCGCGACGCCGTCCGCGATATGTTTATCAGAAGCGAGCGTGTCAGCGAGGAAGAGCTCGGAACAGAGTCTTTCAAGAAGATTATTGAAGACGCGGATATGGCAGCAGCCAAATCCATTGTCGCAGACAGATTCATGGCTTCCATGCCGGAAAGAGGCGTCGAGACCGCCAGCGCGGACAAGGCATCTCCCAGAATCGATCTGGATGAGGACAGAACAGATATCTCGAAGATCCTCAGAACCTATAAACACTAAAACAGAAAGGTGAAACCAAAATGCTCAGAGACAATTTTGTAACTCTCCACAGACCGGTTCCCGCGATCTACAAGACCGACGCGGCAATGAAGACCGGTATGGCAGTCGTCATTGACGACGCGACCAAGACTGTCAAATTCCCGACAGCGGCTACCGCCGACAACATCTATTTCGTTGACAAGGAGCGTATCGCCGAGTCCGCTCTCAGTCAGGCGTCCCTCTCCGACTACGACGACCTGTATGTCAACCTTGCCAAGGGTGACTTCGCGAAGCTCCGCTCGTACATTCCGGGCGAGGAGTTCTTTACCGACGCCAAGGGCACCGCGACTGTCGGCAAGACCGTAGCGGCTGGCACTGACGGTAAGCTCGTCGACGCCACCGCCGCTTCCCGCTACTTCTACGTCGAGGACTACAACGACAACGGTCACACCCTCATGAAGATCCGTGTGCTCGACACCCCTGTCGCTAACGCGTAACCGAAGAAAGGAAAAACTACAATGGCTATAGAAATTGCAGAGGCTATGAAAAGCGTAAACCTTCTCGAACTCTCCGAGAAGACTCAGCACGCTCCCGCAGCTCTCGACGAGAACGAGAAAGTCGTTGCCGCAGAGCTCGACCGTGCCTTCAGAAAGATCGGTGAGACCGGTTCTGACCCGGATCATCTCATCGCTACCCTCATCACCCGTACCATTACCGAGGACGTCATCAATGCCGACGACTCCTACCTTGACCTCATGTTCGACCGCGGCAACGTCGGCGAGTTCGACAAGATCGAGGGCGTAACCACTCCGAAGAACACCCTCATCGCGTATGAGGCTGCTAAGGGCGGTAACGTTCCGCGCAGCTGGCTCGATGTCTCCGCTCTCCACGGTGAGACAAGACACCTTCAGGTCGAGACCGATATCTCCTACGCCGATCTTCGTAAGAACGGCTGGAAGACCGTGTCCCTCCTGAACACCTACATTTCCGATACTCTTCACAACAAGATGTATCAGATCATGTTCGACAAGGTCGGTAATGCCATCGTTTATGGCGCGGCAAACTATATCGATGTGTCTGACACCATGCCGACTCAGGACGCTATGGACGCTATGGCTCTCTATATGGCAGAGCATTCCGACGGCGAGGGCGTTATCATCGGTCTGACCAAGTATATTCAGGCTATCGGTAAGCTCAAGGGCTATCAGTCCAACGAAATGCTCAACGAACTTTATCAGACCGGCTTCCACAAGTACTTTGACGGTCATCCGCTCAAGGCTATCAACAGCTCCAAGAAGCTCGGCGACGGTTCGATGCTCATCAGTGACAAGGTTCTCTACGGCGTCTGCGGCAAGATCGGTTCTCTCGATATGCGCGGTGAGGTCCGCACCTACGAGGACTCCGACAACCAGAACGAAGTCATGAAGATCAAGACGACCGGCTTCGAGTTCTCCTATATGTACAACAACGACACCCTTGAGAAGGTTGTCAAGATGGTTCTTCAGTAATCACACACGGACGCTGCCGTGTCTTTTTTTTTGGTTGTAAACACTGAATAATTCGGGTTTTCGCAATAAAAGCCTTGGATTTATGGGCTTTTATTGCGAAAACAACATTAGACCAGTGTTTACTCGGCAGCGTCCATTCTTAAGGACGGCGACTATGCAGGCACAGGCAAAGTATTTCTACTGCTACTCCGAGAGATTCAAACGCGCGTGCGTGCATAACGGATTCCGGGTGATACGCGAAGGCGTCAACTCATCAACCGGCGCACCGTACTGGGTCTTTATCGGCAGTGAGATATTCAACTATTACAAGAACAATCTCTATCAACTCGAAAGAGACAAATTCTAAAAATTATAAGGAGTCAACCAATGGCAAAAATTTACAGAATTCTCAATTACAGCGGTTCGCCCGTCGCGTTCCGGACAAGAGAAAAGGGGTATCTCGTCTCTGGTGGTACGATGGAAGAGCCATCCGCGATTCTGCTCGATGAAAACGAGCTTGTCGAGGCGAACTACGCGTCCCGTGTATTCAAGGACGGACTTCTTTTCCCCGAGAAGAACGATGCCGAAGAAGTTTATACGCTTCTCCGCATTCCGGACTGGCAGAATATTCTGCGAGACAACGAAATCGAACAGATCATTCTCCACCCGACAGCGGACGGTCTTCGCAAGCTCATCGCAATCGATACAGTCTGTGGATTCGAAAGAGTATGGGGCATTCTGACTATGCTCAGAATCTCTTTTCAGGACGTGCCGAATCAGGCGTATCTCACGCTTAACGCGCGTCACGAGGAACTGAAGAAAGGTATTCACAAGACAGAAATTGTCGTGTCGGATATGCCGAAGGACATCGAAAACGCGAGCGAAGAGCTGAAAGCCGAAAACGCCGGACTGAGGGACGAAAACGAGAAACTGCGCGAAGAGCTCGAAAAGCTTCGTGCCGCCGCAGCGACATCCGCTGAACCGGCGGAACCAAAGAAACCTGTTTCGAAGGTTCGTCAGGAATCCGCAAAGAAAGCAAAGGAATAATATGACCAGCTACTCCGTGATCTATGACAGCTTCAAGCATCGCGTCGAGGAGGATCCGGACTTTTTCAGTTACCTGAACACGCTTCCGGAAATCTCCGATTACATCGTCGAACAGAGATGTGCGGCATTGCTTCAGGAAGCCGTCGCAATGTTCAGGCTCGCGTGTCCCCCGAAAGTCGATCTTGACACAGTCTCGGAGGATGGCAAAGGCTTCGCGTCAGATCTGAACAACGACGAAATTCACATACTGTCGTCACTGATGTTCGAACAGTATCTCGAGCGAGGGATCGCGAAGCTCAGACTGCTGAATGTCAACTACACCTCGACCGACCTCAGAGTCTTTGACCCGAGCAACGCCAGAGAGACTTTTCAGGCAATGTATGACGACGTTCATGTACACAACGAAGCCCTTATCGATATGTATAAGAACTCAGACCGCGACAAGGGCGGATACATCGGGATCGATTTTTCCGAATACGAAAACTATTAAGGGGTGACATGAATGGATGATCTATACCTCAGAGCCATTCAGGGTACTATTGGATGCAAGACCACAAAGGATGCGAAAGTTGCCGCCACGAGAGCGCGTTTCGCGAAGGATTTCGACTCGTCGATCAACGTCGTGTACGACGCTCTGCGCAACGATACCCAACAGGATCTGATAATCGCCCCCACCAAGGAACAGAACAAATTTACCGTTTTTGCCAGACCAGGCGACGAGCTGAAAATCGGAGACATCCTCTACTGGAACAAGCTCCACTGGCTCATGACCGATATCGCCTTTGATGACGAAATCTATACCACCGGCACGATGGTCAGATGCAACAGACAAATCTCGTGGATGAACAGCCGCGGGCAAATCATCAAACGATGGTGCCTGACGACCAAACCGTATACAGCCAATGTCGAAACAGGACAGGTCGTCTCGGTCCTCAAAGGAAAATACGACGTCAAACTGCCGTACGATCAGGACGTACTTGATGTGCCGGTCGGCAAACGCTTTATGCTCGATATCATAGGCGGCAAGCCGATGTGCTACAAGCTCGATTTCGCCGACGTGAACACCAACAAATACTCAGACATCGACGGAGGCTTCGTCGAATGGAATCTGACCAGCGATCAATTCAACAAGGACACCGACGACGTCGTGAACATGATATGCGACTTCACGACCGCGTCTTTCGATTCGCCCGACGTCAGGAATCGCTGCCGTATCAACGGGAAATCCACCGTCAAGGCAGGATGTACAAATACCTACACCCCCGTATTCTATGACGCCGAATACAATCCGGTTACGGTCACGCCGGTATGGGATATCTCCATATCCGACGCCGCCGACGACAAACATATCCTTCACAGCGTCGACGAACAGGGACGTCTTAAACTCAGCGTGGATTTTGTCGAGTCTGTCATCGGTCATACGGTCACAATCACGCTTCTCGATAAGGACGGCAAATACGAACCGTCAACTATCGATGTAAAGGTGGTGAGTATCTATGACTGAAAGAACGTACATTGACGAAATCGTCCGGTTCCCCGACCTTGTTCTGCTTGAGCTCTCGAAAAATCCGTTGTTCGTCTCTCTCCTGACGAATATCCCGGACGCCGACCTCGACGACAGAGATACCTCCGCGAAATGGGATATCTGTACCAACAACTACATCGCCGTCGACGAGACGATCACCGACGCGATGTCGTTCTGCTGTGTAGACACCCGCATAAAAATGGACGGAACCGAAATTGTCGACGCGTATATCGACGTTCTTGTCGGTGTACACAGAGATATCATGTCTCTGAAAGGTACGACATTCACCGGACTCTCCGGCAATCGGAGAGACAATCTTATCCGTGAGATTGACTACACTTTGAGGGGCAGCCATGCTTTCGGAATCGGCGGTCTTGAGCCGGATGGTTACATTGAACCGGTTAAAACGGCAAACTCGCCGCTGTTTGCATGCAAGGTAATACACTTCAAGGTCGCGACATTCGGGAAGTCGAGGAATATCAGCCGTGGAACACCAAGCGTATTTTAATCGTCTTCTCGCGGGTAAACCTATAATCTGGCAGGACGTCACGTTCACCCCAACGACTATTGACGAAATTATCGAAATGGGAACGGACACCTTCGACAGAATGTTTTATCCGTTCGCACTCGTCGCCGACAGCTTCAAGAACGCCGGTGAACTCAGCGTCTTCGAGTGCATTCTGCGCACGCCGTCAGTTCTGGCGGACATGATGCAGGGACTCAAAACGCTGACCGCATACAACGGCAGTAAGCTATTCTCGAACAGAATCGAACTCTGGTGGAGCGGAGAAAAACGCCGGACGCTTGTGATTGATAAAAACAATTTCGATGAGCTCGCCGACCTCGTATGCCTTATGCAGGGACTGCACCGGCAGGAACAGGACAAGTTCCGCACATACAAGGATCCGAAGCTCAACGACGCCAAAAACAAAATACTACAAGGCAGAAAGAGGATCGCCGAAAAGAACGCGGTCCACTTCTGCGATATGCTGAACATCTGTCTCTGGGGAGGCGAATACATGGTTCCACGGGACACCATCATGTCCATGTCAATGTGGGAACTGATGAATCTCTACAAGAACAAAGTCGGCATAAAGAACTACAACGACGAGCTCAGGGTAGCTATCGCTTCCGGCGACGGCAAGTCCGTATCCGGAAACAATTTCTGGCTTGAGCGCGTGAAAATCGGCACATAGCCGGTCTTTTTATTAATCTCTGAAAGGAAAACGAAATAATGCTTTACGGTCTTAAAGACGCCGCGAACTTCAGCGTTTATCGGAACAAGGATGATAAGTGTGTCCTGTTTGCAGATTACTGCCAGACCACTACCATCAATTTCACCGCTGATTCTGTGTTCGCACACAACAAGTCGGTAAACGCCATCCGCTGGGATAACAACAGAACTGGTACGTTTACAACCACCACAGAGCTCTTCAATATGGAGTGGCTCGCTCTGCTCTTCGGTTCCGATATCGTCACCGGCGATGCTCTCCCGTTCCTCGAGCGCGAGGTTCTGACCGTCGGTGCCTCCGGCGCTGTCAAGCTTACAAAGGCTCCGCTCACCGGCACGACTCCCGCGGTTTACAAAGTCACCGAGAAGGATCTTACCGATGTGTCGGATCCCATCGCCGCAGAGAAAGTCACCGTCAATGGCAGCGATCTTACTATCGCTGACGCAGTGGATGGTACTCGTGTCGCCGTCGTCTATATGAGCGGTGTCAAGGGTAAGAAGTTCACCGTCGATAATATCACATTCCCTGGCTCCTACCATATGGATGGTACCTTCGCTATCCGCGACACTTACGGCGTGGACGATATGTGCATGTTCAAGATCCTCAACGCAAAGCCGCAGTCCAATGTCGAGCTCACGATGGACGTCAACAACGTCTGCCAGCTCAGTGTCACATGGGACCTCATGGCAGACGGCAAGGGCGATATGTACGAGATGACTATGGTCGATCCCGATCAGTAATCATCGCTTTTCTCTAAACTGAATTGACCTTAAGGGTATCAATTCACTCCGAGTTGATACCCTTATTTTTACGTTACTTTAAGGGAATTCTATTATTTTAAGGAGAACTGTCATGCAGTCAGACAACAACGAAAATATGATTCCGGAGGACGAGTCAGTCGTTCGCATCGTCAATCCGAAGCAGGTATACTTCTATCTTCAGAACGGACTCAGCCCGATACGGCTCGAGTGCGGATACAACGACAAAATCGTCTATATCTTCATGAAAAAGCCGTCACTTCTGCTCTTCCACAGGTGGAGAGAAATGTGCAAAGCGGCGTCGCCGGAGGCTCAGAATGCCGGAGCTTAAACTCACCGTAGGCATTCCGGTATCAGTCAACCACTATCTCGCGTACCGGGCGATTATCAAGAACGGCAAGCCTATGGCAATGAGCTACAAGACAAAAGAAGCTCTCGAATACCAGAAATGGCTTATCGGGTATCTGAAAGACGAAGCGAAAAAACAGAACTGGACACTCGTGCCGGATAAAGCACGGCACTTCTATGTCGACGCGTACTTCTATTTCCCTCGTATCGACATGGATGCCAACAACTATTGGAAAATTCTTCTCGACGCGATCACCGATTCCGGGCTTATCTGGGTCGACGACAATGTCGTATGCGAGCGCGTACAGAGAATACTCTACGACACAAAGAACCCGCGTGTCGAACTTATCATCCATCCCGTTGACTACACAGGTATTTTTGAAAACTTATCTCAGCTTGAGAGTTTTGAATCACGCTGCGTCGGTTGTAGCAGATACAAACGAAACTGTAGCATACTCGCCGGGGCTAAAGCCGGACGGGTGTCGGATGATATTATAGATGGGAAATGTATAGCAAACGCACTCTTGTGACTTCAGTCATAAGTTAGCAAACCATCATAAGATATAATTCTTCAAAGGATTTGAGAAAAATTCTTGAAATTATTTTTATAAAAGGTATTGACAAGGGATATCATATGTGATATAATAATATCACAACCCGAGGGAGGTGATAAGCAATGCTCAAAGCGTACAAGTATCGGATATATCCGAATAAAGCACAAGCGGAATTAATCCAGAAAACGTTCGGTTGTTGCCGGTTCGTCTATAATCAGACACTTGCATATCGAAAGAATCTCTATGCGACGGAAAAGAAATCGATGAGCAAGTTTGATTGTGATAAATATATGGTCCAAACCTTAAAATCGCAATATGATTGGCTTAGGGAAGTCGATAAGTTTGCCTTGCAACAAGCTGTATTTGCAATGGACAACGCATACCAACGTTTCTTCAAGCTTCATTCTGGATATCCGAAGTTCAGAAGCAAACATAGCAACCGACGTTCATATACAACATGTATTACTGTTGCGAACATCAAGGTTCTGTTTGACGAGAACAAAATCCAGCTGCCAAAACTCAAGCTTATTAAAGCTCGATTGAGCAGACCGTTTTTCGGTCAAATCAAACGAGCTACAGTATCTCAGACGCCAACAGGAAAATACTTCGTGTCTGTGCTTGTAGAGACAGAACATAAACCGTTGCCGTCGACAGACAAGATGGTTGGCATTGATCTCGGTATTAAGGACTTGCTTATCGCATCCAACGGGGAGAAATATAGTAACAAGAGGATAATCAAACAATACGAGAACAACCTCTCACGCGCACAGCGCAGACTGTCTCGTAAGGTCAAAGGAAGTAACAATTACAACATGCAGCGCATCAAGGTCGCACGTATTCATGAGAAAATACATAATACCCGCATCGATTATCTCCATAAGATTTCCCACAAGCTTATCAGCGAAAACCAAGTGATAGTAAGCGAGGATCTTGCAGTGAGTCATATGGTGCAGAATCACAACCTTGCGAAAGCAATATCTGACTGTGGGTGGTACGAACTCACACGGCAGTTGACATACAAGGCAGAGTGGAACAATCGAAAGTATATTAAGATTGATCGATTCGTAGCTTCAAGTCAGACATGCCATGTGTGTGGGTATGTAAACCCAGAAACGAAAGACCTGTCGGTTCGAGAATGGGTATGCCCTCAGTGCGGAGCACGTCATGACCGCGATATCAACGCTGCCATCAATATTCTTAACGAAGGAGTTAAACAACCATGAGAAGCAATACCGTAGGAACTACGGAAATTACGCCTGTGGAGTCAGAGGTTACGAAGACGAAGAAGCAGGAATCCCGCGATATTAGTCGTGGGAAGTCCACAACGAAAAAGGTAAGCTGTGAAAAGCTCGATAACCTCATGAAGAAGCACCATGCCGAAGGTTACAACGAAACGTTATATCCTATCGGCGGCGGAGAGGACAACGGCGGTTTCAATATCGCTATCAGGTCATATCTGTTGCCGACAGAAAAGGCGGAACTCTGCGCGAGAGTTGTCGCACAGCTTTTTGAGGACGATACATACAACCCATTTGTCCGGGATGACGTTACATACGCAGCCATTATCAGCTATTTCACAAACATCAAGGCGGACAACCTCACACCGGAACGTCTCGCGTTCCTCGTCTATGACGTGAATCTCATCTCGAAGATAGAGTCAGTCTCGCCGGATCAGTACAAAGACATCATGCTGACCATCGACCGCGCCGTCGACGCTATCAACGCAGATATCCGTGAGAAGAGACAGCACGACATTGACGCTATTCTTGATGAGGTCAAGGCTCTGACTGACAAATTCGCGAAAGTCGGAAACAGTCTTGACGCTCTCGACCTGAACGCCGTCATGTCCGATGTCAATAAGATCGCAAACATGGACGACGAAGAGCGGGTACGAAACGTTCTGAAAGTCACATCGGAAAAGGAAAATGAAAGAGCTTAACGAAAGGCTTCGTGATTATCTGAACTCCGCCTCTGTCCAGAAGCGGATCAGGGAGGAGATTAAGAAAAATCCAAAGATCGGCAAGGGCAGCGGCGGAGGTGCCGAAAGTGTAGCCAAAGCCGCCGCCGAGGAGTTGAAGGATATACTGCTTGACGTCATCGACTCAAACAGCATTCTCAGTCCCAGAGCCAAAGAAGTATTCAGCGACGCCGTCAGATCGGAGGTCTATTTCGATAACGGCGTCGGTTGGACCGCGAATGTATATTTTGACCGTGAAGTCGTCGCAAGGCGTTCATGGTACGAAATCAAATATGACTTTGACGTATATCTACCGGTCCTGTTCAACAACGGATACGACGCGGAAAACTACGTCTACAAGAAAATAGACGGCGAATGGCGGAGAAGCCTCAGAGTCCGTGCCGCCAGCGAGTTTATTCAGGAAACAGCGGCGGAATTCAGACGCCGTCACAACAACGACGGATTGACTCTCACATACAATCCGGCATATGACAGCGAGAACTCAGAGTGGGAGTCAGCCAATCTGAGCGCAGGATACTTCTAAGCAGCACTTCCCTGTCCTCGCGGTAAGATAAAGCGAGGTGGTTTCATGAAGTGCAATATCATATACAAAGACAGAGCTTCCGGAGAGATTCTGGAAGCTCCTTTTAATTATGCCCTCACGGGCGAAAGCATCGAAAGCATCAGATACAAGACATCGGGCAAGCACACAACAATGATCGTCCGGACGAAAGCGTGGATGGGTCGCACATTCGATATCCTTATCGTCTGCACGGCATCCCCGTTTGAGCTGTCCCCGACCGCGATATGCACGCCAATCGGCGTCGCGATTGACAGACCGATGGCGATTGCGGATCACGCGATGACCGTCTATACGGCGGAACCCGAACTATCTGATGACGAACGTTATTTATTGCTCGACGAATATAGGAAAGGAATTTAAGGCATGAAGGGCGCGGTTACAAAACCCGATTTCAAAATCACGATCGGCGCTGACTCAGGTCAGATAGAAGCGAATGTCGTCAAAGCCATCAATGAAGCCGTCGCGTCGATCAATAAAGACACAGATACAAAACTCAAAAAGCTGAAAGTACAGATCGACAAGGAAGCTCTGAAAAACCAGATTCAGAACTCAGTGTCTTCGGTTCATATAAAGCAGTTCGACGGACTCGGGAAGCAGATCGGCAACGATATCGCGTCCGCGATCAAGAAGTCGCTCGCCAATGTGCAGATCGGTAAAATCTCCGGCAATGTCAGCGGGACGTCGACAAGCGGCACCGCGAAGCCGTCGAACGGTCTTCCAAGCGACCGGAACAAGCTCATAAACACATGGGCAAAGCAGTACAGCGAACAGGAAATGAAGCTGTACACCGCTGTCGCGGATATTCTGAACCGCTCGTCAAAGATGGCGACCGCGGATTATGAAAAGCTTCTCGACCAATTTCAGGCATACGAAGACAACCTGAAGCAATTCAGCTCGAATCTGACCAAGCGTGAGCGCAGTGTATTTGATTCGGCGGTAAAGACCGAACAGTCGAAATCGAAATACGACACGTTCCATATGGCAAAGCAGACCTATGACAATATGTGGGGCGTCGGAGGCGGTTCTCTGACAGATGTTCTCCGGAGCGTCGGCGGTTCTGTTCATCCGGACGTCAGCAAGGTATCCTATGACCTGTCAAAGAAGCTGTCGTCCATGCTCGAGTATGTGCCTTTTGACGCAAGTAATATCGACGCCGGTCTCGACGGCATTACGGACAAGATCAACGAAGCCGTCAAAGCTCAAGTCTCCGGAATGCAGGTCCTCGCGCGGAACGTCAAGGTCGAATCTGACTCTATGTCGGACTCGAACAAGAAAATTGACGAGCACATCGACGTCATGAAGCTCGCCGCCGAGGCAGAGGCAAAGAAGGCAGAACAGTCAAAGGCGACAGGCGATGCTATTGCCAAAGAGACAGAGAATATCACAAAGAATAACGCTGCCGCCAAAGCTCATGCGGACACACTCTCTGGAAATGATGCAAATCCTGATTACATAAAGACGCTTAATGATGTCACAGTTGCTCAGGGCATTCGAATGAACTCCGACGACATTGACAAAATTGCCAAACTCGCCGCCAAGCAGAAGAAAGCCGGATATGAGCTGCAAGCCGTCAGCGTAGACAAGGTATTTGACGCGGATGGAATCACAAATATCACCGGTTCTCTGAGATATTTCAACAAAGAATTTCAGACAACCGTTTCTCAGGGCTATACCGCAAAGAAAGCGCTGGATGCCGAAGAGGAAGGCGTCTACGAGCTTCAGCTTGCTCATGAGAGACTGATACAGACATTCAAAAACGAGAAAACAGTCAATGAGGCGCTTCTGAAAGCTCAGGCGGATGCTGTCAAAAATCAGCTTTACGCGCAGATTGATTCCTCGCATCAGCCGAGGGACGCCGTTATTACCGGTTCGCTCAAAGGCTATTTTGATGACAGCTTTATTGTCAACACGAAGGATAAGCTTGATGAACTGAAACGTGCGATCTCTGCCGCGAAGTCCAATCTTTCCGCGCTCGAACAGGTCGCGAAGAGCGGCGACTCATTCAACGCTCTGACAAATCAGTACGAAAAGTTTGAGAAAACGCCTGCTACCCTCGAAAAGCTCACCGTTGCTATCGGGAAGCTCAAAAACTCCAATGTCTCGATTCTTGGCAATGATATCGATCTTACAGACAACCTCAAACGGCTGAAAGAGACATACGACCTTATTGAAAAGGCGAAATCTCAGCCTATCTCAAACCTGCCGGTTGATAAGCAGGTCGACGCGGTCAAGAATCGTGTTCAGGCAATCCGTGATTATCTGACTGAGATACGCCTTCTTTCCGGTTACGTAGGTGCGGCTAAGGCAGTTGAACTGAATGACAGCCGCAAAGAAAAATATGATGTCGACTACGACAAAATGCAGTCGAACTTTCAGAAAGCTGAGCAGAACTTCGACAAACTCACAGTCAAATCTCCAGAACTCAAGAAGAGACTTGAAGAAGTTCGTGCGGTTGTCAGCAGCATTAGCGACCAGTTCGACGGAAGCGCAGCTAATGCGTCGTCTGTCGCCAGTGCTCTTAAGCAGATACAGGCGCTCAATAGTAGAATTGTTGCCGAACGCAACTCTCCCGTCAACTCCGTTGCGAACATTCAGGATAACCTCTTGTCTTGGAAAACGCAGCTTGCGGGTTATCAGCTGGATACAAACAAGCTTTCGGATAAGGCATATGCTTCCGATTCAATTGCGGCAGTCAGCGAACTTTCCGCCGAGTATACAAGACTCAAACAGCTTGCCGACGAATATCTTGCTCTTGCGTCAGCAGGCACAGAGGAAGAGAAAAGAAAGGCAGAAGAGCTGCGTATTGCGTCAGAACGATATGAAACTCTGAACAAGAGTGCTAACGCTCTTGTCGGTCTGACAAAGAAAAATGCCGCCGCCGAACTGTCGCAGGCTGTCAACTCAAGAAACCTTCAGAATCTCGAGGCGACATTCCGCAACTTTATGTCGGCAAACGGCAAAGTCAATGAAAACGCCGGACTCAGGGTTATGGCGTCCAATATCGACGCTCAGATTGAGACGCTTAAGAAAGCCGGGGACAAGCTCGACGAATCGTCTATCGCAAAACTGAGACAGAACCTCAGTCTTCTTGACAGCCTTTCAAGTGAACTCGGATACAAAGGTCAGACATATGAGCAGCGTATCCAAGGCAAGATGCAGGAGCTCACATCGTATTTTGTCAGCGTGACCTCGTTCGGGTTTGCTATTCAGCAGATCCGGAATATGATATCGAACGTCAACGCGCTCGACGACGCGATGACCGAGCTCAGAAAGGTCACTGAGGAAACCGACGCTACATATGACAAATTCCTGACAAACGCCGCAAAGAGAGTACAGACTCTCGGCTCGACCATGTCGGACGTTGTTATCGCAACCGGATCGTTTGCCAGAATGGGCTACAACCTCGAAGAAGCCGAAAAGCTCGGAGACGCCGCTATTATCGCACAGAATGTCTGGGATAATGTCGGATCGATTGACGAGACGGCGGGTACTATCATTTCCGCAATGAAAGCCTTTGGCATCGAAGCAGAGAACGCTATATCGATAGTTGATCGACTAAATGCCGTGTCTAATAGTTTTGGTGTCGTCTCTGGAGATATTGCAAACGCTATGGCTGATGCCGGTGCGGCATTATATGCCGCGGGAAACAGCTATGACGAATCAATAGGATTATTCTCTGCGACAAACGAGGTCATACAGGACTGGAGCAAGACGGCAACGGCTCTTCGCACCATTGCCGCCCGTATCCGAAATACATCCGGCGAACTCGCGGAAATGGAGATCGACGCTGACGGCGCTGCCGAGAGCATCACTCAGCTTCAGCAGAAGATCTACAAAGCTTCCGGCAACAAGGTCAACATCTTTGAGGATGATAACGAGACATTCAAGTCAACCATTCAGATTCTTCGCGAACTCTCTGAAGTCTGGAACACGCTTTCTGACGTTGATCAGGCTGAAATCACGCGTCTTATCGCCGGTACAAGACAGCAATCTGTCTTTGCCGCGATAATGAACAATTTCGATACTGTCGACAAAGTTATCGAAACCTCTGTCAACTCTACCGGTAGCGCTGTTGCCGAGAATGAGAAATACCTCGACTCAATCACAGGCAAGCTGGATCTTCTGAAGTCCTCGTATGAGGCGCTGTCAAGTTCCATTATAAACAGCGACAACTACAAGGGTGGTATCGATCTGCTTCGTGGCGTGCTTGATTTGCTCAATCAGATAGCATCTGTTTTTTCGGGCGGAGCGCTTATCGGAACGCTGAACAGTGTCGCCGGTGCCGCAGGCTATGGTCTTTTTGATCTTGAAACAATACTCGAGGCAAAAAGCAACGGCTCTAAAAATTGGTTCCGAGACGGATCGCTATGGGGTATGCTTGTCGGAAACGATAAAGCGGACTCCAAGATTATGGAACAAATTGCCGACGAGTTCAAAGCAGCGCAAGGTAGCGCAGAATCATACGGGGATGTGTTGCAGAGCGTCAGTAGTAGATTTGCCGCACTGCATAGCGAAACCCGAAAAACACTTGAGGCTAATCTGGCTACAAAGAGTTCATTCAGTGATGCGGAAGAATTTGCGAGGCAGTATGCGACGCAGCTCGGCGAGGCAACCGTAAAAACAAAATTGTTAACCCTCGCGGGCAAAGCCGGTAACATCGCGTTAAATGCGTTCACAGGATTTCTTGTTGGTGCAGCTATTGATGGGCTGATCAGTCTCGGTAAATATATTTTCACCATGCGCCAGCGTTCCATTGATGCGGCTGCCGAGATCACAAAAGCATGGAAAGAAGCTGAAGATAAGCTCGAAGACATGAAGTCTTCGGTGAAATCTTTAACCGATTCCTACGACGAATTTGAAAAACTTTCAAAGGGCGTCAGCGCGTATGGAGAAAATCTCTCTCTGACCGCGGACGAGTATGACCGTTACCACGAGATTTCGAACCAGATCGCAGACCTGTTCCCGTCTCTGATAGTTGGTTATGATAGTCAGTACAACGCCGTCGTAAAGCTGAAAAATGGTGTCGCCGACCTCAATGCCGAATATGAAAAGGCGGCGAGAGCACAGCGGAATCAGGTAATTACCGAAGCCGGGGACGCGCTTAAGGGATTACGGGATAAGTGGTTCGGCGGTGGGGTTTGGTCCAGTACAGTGAGTCAGTATGATATCTATCAGATATTAAAAGATTCGCTTGATATCGGACTTGATGCTACAAAGAATAAATACGCTGAAATGGTCTATGATCCGGGCGCAAATCAGTACTTGCCGAATTATTCCAATATAAGTGCCGCGCTCAAAGATGCCAGGCTTGATTTTTATAACCTTATTGATGGTTGGCAAGATGTTGTCAGTGCTCGTATTCAGACTTTATCGGCAGAATTTGACACAGATTTTCTTGAAAACTACAGCAAGCAGGTTTCCGCTTATCTCTACAACAATGATATTTTCGCCGGTCTCGACGAGAAAACGCAGAGCGAAATCATCGCTCTTCTCAACAACGTTGACAAGACGTTTGTGGGTGAGCTCGCTAAGAACAACGAAAGCATTTTCCCGTGGCTTCAGAAGGCAATAATTAAGCCCCTGTCAGATTCTTCTACAAAGAAGGATATCAGCGACGCCATCAACGATCTTATGTCGCTCAGTGACGCAGACACGCTTGATGGCATACGGAAAGAAATCGACCGGATAGGCAAGATTTTGCCAGAAGATTTGACATCTGCTCTGGGATCATATCTGAAGTCCGGCGATCTTGACATCGATGAATGGACGCAGGATCTGACGGTCAAGTTCGGGTCCAGACTCGGTAAAGCTATAAGTGAGTCGTTCTCATTGGCAGATATCAAGGTTGCGCTCAGTGATGCCTTTGATTGGGATACGCTTGCGCCGGACAACACGCTCGAAAAATTCAACGCGGAACTCGACAGGTGCAAAACCAAGATTGAAGCGGTTGCCGCGTCGACGAAGTCTGTCAAGATCACAGAAGCCATTGATTCCTTCAACAAAGCGGTGCAAGCCGCAAACAGACTGTTTGCGGCACAGGAACTCAGCGACGGTAAATTGATCTCCGACGATGTATACGATCGTCTCAAGGATCAGAACACAGAGCTCGTCGCGACGCTTGAACGTGTTGACGATGAACTTACCGGTCAGCACGGATGGAAGATTGTCGATTCAGATATTGAAAAATATATCGAAAAGCAACAGTCTGCGGCTGAAGAAACGCTTCGGAGCAACGGTGCGATATCCGAACAGTACGCACTGCTTCAGAAATATCTCGGCGGTGCGAACAACGTCGAGGAACGGATATCCGCATATGCTGAAGCGAACTCCAAACTCGGTGACGCCTATGACAAGGTAGCAAGCAAAGAGCAATTCGCATACAGCGAAATGATCTCGCTCAGGGATACGTTCCCGGATCTTCGGTTTGAACTCGATCAAGCTACCGGCAAGTATAATCTTATAGGCGATTCGGTTGTTTCGCTGATGAAGAAGAACTACGAATTCATTAAGTCACTGCAACAGCAAAGGCTTGAACTTTTAAGGTTTAATGCTATCAATATTTTTCAAAGTTCCAGAAATTGGGATGAGAAACAAGCTACACAGAATATCGATAATTATATTCATAGTATCAATGAGAATGGCATTAGATCCCTTCAGGAATACAATGAATTCTTTAATCATGCGGTTACTAAAGAAGACGTTTCTGATTTCATTACAGATTACACTGCTGCTCTTACAGAAATCGAACAGGCTCAGGCTGACATTGACGCACTCATCGCAAAGGCGCCTGCGGGCGAACTCAAGAATAAATCAAAATCATCGTCCAAGTCTGACACCGAATTCTCTAAGAACTTAAAACAGCTCAATATGGAGAAAGAAGCCCTCGAGTCCGAGATGGAACTCGACCCGGCTTTCGTCAAGTACAATCTTTCCTCTATGGAGGACTACTATTCGAAGCTCGCGAACATTGCCAAGGCGGGATACGCCGCCGGTGAAATCGACGCCGTCGAATATCAGGGATATGTACTCGACGTCTTCAATGGGCTTCGCGAAGAAGTCAAGAAGGGCTATCAGAAGTCGTTTGATACCCTGTCCACCGAAAAGAAGAAATTCGATGAGGGCATGGACTGGGACAAGTCGCTCTTCGCGACGCTGCGCGACTATTACACAAACCTCGGCGAACTTGCTAAGAAAGCGTATAATAACGGCGCTATTGACGCAGACGAATATCAGGACTATCTTATCGAAGTCTTCAAGGGGCTGAAAGAAGCCAGTGTCAAAGAATATGACGATATGCTCTCAAAGCTTGAAGACGAACGTCAGAAATATGACGCGGGGATGGTATGGGACAGATCCGTATTTACCGACCTCTCGGATTATTACGACAAGATCGAGGAAATCAACGAAAAGCGTTTTAAGGAAAATCTCTCAACGACCAGCGAATACGTCGACGAACTCGTCAAGATATTTGAGGGACGCAACGAGATGCTCGAAAAGACGCTCTCAGATTATGAACATGACATCACGCTCATGCAGAATCGTGACTCCGTGAACTCTACCGGTATTCCGGAAAGTGAAATAAAGCAGATCGAGACCTACCGCATGATGCAGGAAATGGTTCACAAAGCGGCAGACACTTACCGCGAGCAAATGACCGGCACTATGTCCGACACTGAAATTGAGCACTCCGAATATATCAAAGATATGCAGACCAAGTGGTGGGAATACGAAAACAACATCCAATCCATCCAGAGCGAAATGTTTGAGCGCAGTCTCTCCGCCTACGAAGACTATATCTCACGTCGGAACAAGTTCGGCAACTGGGGTGCTGACAACGAAATTGCCGCATGGAAACGTGTCGACAAATTCCTTGATCAATCCTATGAGAACGGCATTATCAACTACAAGACATATCTCGAGAAGAAACTCGATGTGCTCGAAAGCATGTATGACGCCGAAAAGCAGCGTCAGCAGGATTTCGCCGACGCCGCCGTCCGGATTATGGAGAAAGAGCTTGACGCGCTCAATAAGCAGAAAGAAAACTACGAAAAGCAGAAGGGCAACTATGAGTCCACCGTCTCTGCTGTCGTCGATCTCATTAACGATCAGATAGACAAGCTCAAAACTGAATCTGATGAACTCGACAAACAGCTGAAGCTCCAGAAAGCCCTGAAAGCAGTCGAGGAAGCCAGGAATCAGCGCAACATTCATATCTATCGCGATAACGGCACTGGGTTTGACTGGGAAGCCGACGACAAAGCCGTCAGGCAGGCACAGGAAAGCTACGACGAGCTGAAGCGCGAACAAGATCTGAACGACCAGATCGATGCTCTCGAAAAATATCGCGACGCATGGCAGGCAACTATCGATGACTACGAAAAGAACATCGACAAACAGAAAGCAATGGCTCTTCTGGGTGCCGACTGGGAAAAGCAGATACTCGATATGCGTACCGACAAAATCGAAGGGTTTGCACAGAATTATTCGGATATCTGCGATCAGCTGAACGAAGATGTCACAGGTTCTATCGCGTCCCAGATCAAGGATCTCGAAGACCTGAAGGACGAGTGGAGCGACGCCGTAGATAATATCGAATATGAGCTCGGCAGATACGACGAACTCATGGACTTTGAGGACGAATTCCGTGGCGCGGGGCTCGAACAGCGCAAAGCCATGCTCGAAGACTTCTCTCAGAGCGGAGTTCAGAATCTTCAGAACCTTATCGACAAAGCAAACGAACTTCAGAACGCGCTCGATTCCCTGAACGGCATCAACACATCTGATTACGGAGATTCCTATCCAACCCTCGCGGACGACACAGCGCAGAAAGAGCAGAACGTCATTAACGAAATGAAACAGAACTCTGCCGCTTGGTGGTTCGCCAATGAATCCGAACAGAAAACCCTCTCTGACCGCAACAAAGTCCTCGGAGAATCACTCGGATGGACCAGAGACGCGGACGGCATATGGTGGAAAAAGAACGGCGTCAGAGCCTACGCCGAAGGCGGCATCGCCGACTACACCGGCGTCGCCATGCTTCACGGTACAAAATCAAAGCCCGAACTCGTGCTCAACAACGCCGACGCCGGATATCTGTACTCCGTACTTCACGGAAGACAGCTCGTCAATCCGACATCACCATCGGTACAGAAAGCCGGGGAAACGACCGTCACCATCGGCGACATCAACCTCTCCGGCGTCAACAGCCCCGACACACTCGCCGAAGCTATTGTCAGGCAGCTGCCGTCACGGTTGATTCAGAGAATGAGCAGGAAGTAAAACGATTTTGATTTGCATTTATTTCGAGCTTCCGCATATAATACTATTGTAAGCGATAATCGCTCGGTAAATGACGGCACATTTTTTAACCAATTGTAAATTGTCTCGCTTGTCTCTTGACATTCGGCAGATAATCGCTTATAATATAGATGTAGATGAAACAATCTACTTCATGTATTTGTTAAATGCTCTGTGCGAATAGCGCAAGGCTCGGACAAATGATCAGCTTCACAATGTGCGGCACAGAAACATTGTTTATACAAAAACGCTTCACAATGTGCGGCACAGAAACATTGTTTACCACCCTCGGTGTCTCACCGAGGGCTTTCTGTAGGAGATGGCTATGGTTGAACGTGGATTATATTACGCGACGGCAGAATTCAAAACCCTGATACAGTCACTCGGCGGAGAATACAACGACCCCAAACGTCGTCCGATGGTTTGTCTGGTCAAATCCGCCGAAGATCCGTGTCTGTACTGGGCAATTCCAATGGGTAATTTAGACCATAGAACTGACGAACAGCAACAACGCATATTGTGGTTTATTAATCTGCCTGACAAAGATATTCGCTCCTGCTACTATCATATCGGCAGAACCACTGCCCGTTCCATCTTTTTTATCAGCGACGTTATACCGATCACAGACAAATACATAGACTCTGTGCATGTAGGTGCTGACAACAAGCATTATATCATCAAGAACCCAAATCTCATCTCAGAACTGCAACGAAAACTGTTTCGTATTTTGTCTTATGATAATGCCAACAAAAACCATTTCCGCCAACATATAACTGACGTCAAGTTGTATTTATTGGATGAGCTACACGGCACGGAAAATTAAGCAAAATCAATTGAACCGCCCTCGATAAAGTTTCGGGGGCGGTTTTTGATTTATGTCTTTTTAATTCTGTATGACACAGTCGCGCGTTTCGCGAGTTCATTGCTCGTGAACTTATCATGGATTGTGTTAATACGAGCTTCGTTGATTTCCCGAAGAGCATCGACGCTCTCAATCCGATTGTTCTCTTCCCTGTCATAGAATTCGTTAACAGCATCGCATAGCTTGATTGAGAATTCGTGACCAAGTTCTATTTTGCGGATATGCTTTATCGTATTCGTCGCGGCGTCAATCATCATGAACGTCATCAGATATCCGTTATTCTCTGATACCGGAGGCTCGAGACCGTGATCGCGGTCAAGACGCGGGTCAAATGGACTGTCATTCCATGGAATACTGCCCATCTTTGACATGAAGAATATCATGCCGTTCTCGACGAGGAAACGGAACTCAGCCGGATTCCCTTCTTTTACGGCGGACAATTCCTTCTCTGTCGGCATACGGTAATTGTAGATCAGCATCAGACCGGAATCATCGATTGTGAAATAGGCTCCCTCCGGACGACGGTACATTGGTGGAAATTTATCGCCTACTCTTAACATGTGCATGATGTTACTCCTCAAAGATCTTTAAGTATTTCTTTTTTCTTTGCCTGATACTCGTCTTCGGTGATAAGCTCTCTTTCTCGTAAAGTCTTGATCGCCGTCAGTCTGTCTGCTGGAGATTCAGCGGAGTCAGCCTTTGCCGGGTGTGAGGCAACAACGCTATACTCTTTATCGGGTATCAGTGCCATAAAAACGTCGTATGCGTCATCGGCATACTTAATGTTTTGCGGGGTTTCGGTGTCGTCTATGTAATATAATGTCACACATCTGTCGTCATGAACCAACATATCGACGCCTGTATTCACGGCGTTGCCGATGACCGCACCCGTGACTCCTCCGATTAATGCGCCTACCATAGCGCCTTTGGCATTGTTTGTCTTTCCGGACGGATCAGTTGTGGTGTATATTGAACCTGAGCGTTGAAACGATTGTATGCGGGCAAAGGGAATAATAGTGGTAGCCACACATCCGGATATCTCCGCGTGGTCTACATCGGCTATTTTAATGAACGGATGTGCTGAACTGACGAGGGATGTATCGGTTTTCCATATCTTTACTGGCGTCTTACCGTCAATCAGCTTTGTCTCGTATATCTGTGTACCGATTGCTGCCGGATTCTGAGTCAGTGCGGCATCTCGCAATCTATCAATCTCATTATTAATTTTGCGAATCTTCTCGTTCCTGATTTGTTCTCTCTTACGGTCCTTGGCTCCCGCAACCAGAATTGTAGCCACAATGATCAGGATCGATACTCCGAATATGGAGCAAAACATAATAACCCATATCATAATATCTCCTCCATTCAATAACATTATATCACACATTCCATTAAAAGTCAAGAGGTTTTCCATGCTTAATGAAGATGCAATCGACATAATTCTAAAAGCCATCGAGCAGACCTGTGCAAAGCTCGTCGACGGTGCCCGGTTCGACGTCACGAAGCGCGGGTTTGTCTCCGAAGTCACGGATGAAGGATACGTCGTCCTGATAGAGGGACAGAGCTATCTCATCCGGTCGCCGGAAAAATACGCGGTCGGCGACACCGTGCGCGTTCTCTTTGAGCAGAACAACCCGAACAACAGATCAATTCTCGGGAAGGTGACATAACCACATGGCTTCTATTACTGTAAACACTCCCGACGCCTTTGACGCGTCCGGAGAATACAAAGTCTCATTCAGGTATGAGGGCAACCAGTGTATAGCGAACCGGATTGTCGTTTACGACAGCTCATCGAACGCCGAAGTGTTCAATGAACGCATAACATCCTTCTCTCTCAGTCACACAATACCCGCGGGCACACTGACCAACGGTCACTCATACTACATCAAAATCGCCGCGTATTACAAAAACGGAAACGACGAGGAATCTGTCACGTCATCCTCCTCGTCGGTCTTCTACTGTCTCGCAACCCCGACATGGGAAATCCGGGACATAACAGACGGGCAGATTGTCGCGAACTCATCGATTCAGATCGGAGTGAACTACTCTCAGACTGACGGCGACGTTATCGACGAATTCATCATCGTCGTATACACGGCGTCACACACCGTGTTCTTTCAGAGCGGGTCTCTTTACGACGCGGCAGACACTGTCACAGTCACCGGGCTGAACGATGATACCGCATACTACATCCGCGCTTACGGACGCACAGTCAAGGGACTGGCGTTTGACACCCGCACGGAGCATCCGAACGACATAATCATTCATATCAGTTACGCGACACCGTCGTTCTACTCTCCCGTTTATCTTGAGAATATCAGGGACGGCGGATACGTCAAAGTATCGACAAACGTCGCGAGCATTGAAGGCGTTTCCGATTCCGGGTCAGAGATTATCTACATTGACAACGAATTCGCTGATCTCAGGAACGACAGCGTATCCTTCCTGAAAAATATCGACGTCAGCGGCAACTTCACGCTCTTTGTCAGGGGTTATTCCTTCGTCGTGAACGCGCTTGTTGTCGAGCTGTCCGGCGGAGTCGAAACAATCAGTCTCTACTGGCGCAAAGCCGCGAATGGTAAATGTGCCGCCGAACTCAAAGTCGGAAGCAGTGTTTTCTATTCGTCGTTTATTGATCCTCCGGCGGATGACGCCATTATCACGATCAAAGTCACATTCGACGGATTCTATTCAGTGGAGGTGCAGTCATGATTTTTCTCGGTTACAACATGGCGGGCGATGGCTCCGCTCTCTCTGTGCCTGTCACATACCTCCCGCGATTCACCAAGGTCAAGGTCGGCGGCGGCATCATCGATCAGCTCTATATCAGCAAGGATGTCATTGACGGATTCACAATTCCGTCCGAATGGAACTTCGATACCATTCTGAACGCCGGGTTCAACGGGAATCTTCTCGCGGGCAACATCACATTCTATGTCTCGTCGGTCGACAAGATGAGACTTAAGCGCCGTCTCAAGGGCGACCTAACATGGCAGACGGTTTACGAACGCGCTATTAATAAGGAAGAAGATTTCACATTCGAATGGCACGACCTGACCGTCCGGAGCAGAAGCGAGTACGAATACACCCTCGTACCAGTCTTCGGTGATGTCGAAGGGTCTTTCTATACGAACTCAGTTGAGACGGATTTCAGCGGCATATTCATCATGGATTCGACCGGCGTTTACGCGTCCGAGCTCGAAATACAGATCTCTGAGGCGCGGAATAAACCTCGCTCTGTCATCACAACTATCAACCGCAAATATCCATATGTCATCGCGAACGGAGCGAACGACTACGACTCGGGAAATCTCAGCGCGTACTTTGTCGAGAAGCTGAACAATCCGAAGGACCATGTCAGCGACACATACAACACCATCGGATCCCATGTCTACAGACGTTCCCTTAAGGACTTTCTGAACAACGGCGTCATGAAACTTCTGAAGATTGACGACGGGAGGATGTGGATTATCGAGGTCTCTTCCGCCACGATCTCCGATACCGAACAGGGCGTACAGGACTTTGTCACGACCGCATTCGACTGGGTCGAGGTCGCGGACTGCGACAAGATCGAAGACCTTGCACTCACGGGGCTTGCGGAGGTGATGTAATGGCGACCATTACTCAGGACGACATCAATCTTCTGAAGCAATCATCGAGAACAGTATACGCGCGTCTTGACGTCCTCAACAAAAACTTCAAGACCATCGGCACACTCGACGGGACGCTCGTCAGCGACAGCTATTCTTTCGACGCGACAAGCGACGTCCGCAAAACCGCGAACATTACCCTCTGTGTCAAGGATTCAGACTTCGAACTCCGGAACGACGGGCGTATATGGTTCGACAAATACATCCGATTAAAGACCGGCATATTCAATATCCGGAAACGCGAAACCGTGTGGTATGATATCGGTCTGTTCGTTTATATGGACGCCGGGTACAACTACAACGCGAGCACCAGACAACTGACAATTTCGTTGTCGGATCTTATGGTTCTTCTCAACGGTGAACGTGGCGGCACTCTCTCAGGTAAAGCGACCAAAATTGTCGCCGGGTCAAGCATCCGGAACGCTATGGTTCAAAACGTCACGCAGCTCGGCGGAATCCAGAAATACCGCATCGACGACGTCGGCAAGAACGTTCCGTATGACCTCGAATTCTCGACCGGCTCCAACGTTCAGGCGATAAACGTTGAACTTCGTGATCTCTATTCCGGTTGGGAAACATTCTTTGACGACGACACATTCGTGTGTCAGCAGTATCCGACAGCGGTATCCGACCCGATCATTCTCGACGACAGCGTCATGCGTGACCTTGTCATCGATGAAAGTCTGAACACATCCTTCGCCGGTGTATACAACGTCGTCGAAGTCTGGGGCAAATGCAACGATACCGACACGTACTCGACCGAAGTGACATATTCGCAGAACGTGTACAATATCACGAACAGCGCTATTGCAGAGCTCTCATCAAACGAAGAATACGGATTCAAGGCTCCCGCCGAAAACACCGGCGGATTCTCGGTAAAGATCAATTCCTTCACGGCTTACCCGGTCTACGGAGAGAACAATGAGGAAATCGCCGCCGGACGCATCAAGAAGGACAAGTCATACGTCGTAAAATTCAAGAAGAATGGCTCTCAGAGCTATTTTTATTTTGAAGGCGAATATCAGATCTGCGGTATCGCGAAGCTCATGTCGCGCGAACCGACAGCGGAAGAAAAAGCCGCGGACGCTGCGGACAGCCCGACAACGAACATCTCATATGTCGTCGAGCCGGACACTCCGTATGGCGTCGACCAGATCGGAGTTATTCGCAAAGTCTGTTCAGGCGGAGAATATTCGGACATCTATTCCGAAGATCTCGCGCTGCAACGTGCCGAATACGAACTGTGGCTCGCAAGCGATATGAAAAACGAAATATCGCTCGAAATGATCGAAATTCCGTGGCTCGGCGTCAACCAGAAGATCGAATACACTCCCGGTATTACGGGAGAAAAGACAGTTTATATGGTCAAAAGCAAGTCCGGATCAACGACCGGAGGTACTATGACCATAAACGCCGTCAGATTCCAGCCGCTCTACCCGTGGCTCGAATAATATCAAACGAATTGAGGTGATAAACATCACATGAGTAAAACATATCCCGAACTGCCCGAGACCAATTTCCCCGATTCGCTTGACGTCTTCGATAGGCTCTCTGACGTAACGAGCGGTGACATCGTCCTCGTAAATCAGTATCAGTCATATATGTCAGCCGGGAATCAGGCGGCTGCCGCAAAGCTGCTTACGGACAATCCGGACCTGAAAAACAAGATCATCAACGCGTCGACCATCAACAAATTTCTGGACGCTGTTTCCGCGCTTCAGAAAATGTTCAAGGACGACGTCCAGAAATACATCGCCAGCCAAGCCGGAACAGCCGGACAGGCGGCGAAGCTCTCGACCGCGAAGCTGATCGACGGCATCGGTTTTGACGGTACACAGAACGTAACGCGTCACTGTCTGTGCGAGACCATCGCCGGTGCCTCCGGTAAAATCGCGGTTCCGGTCATCGAAGGTTCTATTTCCGAATTAACGCACGGGCTCATGGTCACTGTCAGGTTCAAGAACGGGAACACCGCGGCAAACCCGACGCTCAAAATCGAAATCAAGACATCGACCGGAACGTCGTACACGACCGCGAAATCCATCTACTACAACGGCGTCGCAATGACAAATAATTTTCTCGCGAACGCCAACAGCATATATTCCTTTGTCTATGACAGCACTCTTGACGGATGGCTGATCATCGGTTACTCGTCAAAGCACACAGCAACAACGGCGGCACTCACGTCTGCCGGATGGAATGACAATGTTCAGGTCGTGAGTGTTTCCGGTGTAACCGCTGATAACTTCATTTTTGTCGGTCCCGCCGTCGGAAGTGAAGACGTGTGGGCAAAAGCGGGAGTCAGATGCTTCTCGCAGTCATCGGGGCAGCTCACGTTCACGTGCAAGAAGACTCCGGAGACCAACCTCACAGCCAATATCTTTATAGTAGACGTGAAATCCTGACGGCGACGCCGTCTTTTTTATTAACTTCATAAAGGAGAAATCACCATGTCCAACATTGCTAATCTTTTTGCCTGCCGCGTAGTTCTCGGCAAGACCGATTTTGACGCTGTTCCCGCGAAGCTCAAGGCTTCCGTCGCTGAAATCATAATCAACGACTGCGGTATGCCTGAGCTTGTTCCGTCCGAATTCGGCGGCACCTCTGACGTTACCGACGAACAGTAAACTCTTTCTCAGAAAGGAAAGAATCATGGTCAATATAATCTGTGCTGTGATTGCCGGAATCGCGTCGGTCATCACCGCCGTTGTCGGTATCCGTGTCGAACGCGCAAATAAACAGGCTGAAAAGCACGCCGAACTCCGGCGCAAAGAAAGCCTTCTGTCACTCGAAATGATGGATGCTACCCTTCAGCTTTCGATCGTCACATCCAACGCTCTCACCGGAGGTCACAACAACGGCAACGTCGAGCGCGCAAGAGAAGCCGCCAGGACAGTCGGCGCGAAATACGCGGACTTCATGCGTGAAGTCACCGCGGGAGAGATCAGTCTCTGATCCTTCTGTGCTATCTTAACAGGAGGTGAGAAAAATAGCTAAACCTATTGAATTTATCGTAATCAAACAAGTTCTGAAGCAGGCGAACAATACGACAATTGTCGCGGGCACTACCGACTATCTCGAAGCCGAATTCAAATTCATCGGCGACGATTGGGACGGCATGAGCACACGCTGGGCGTCATTCAGAAAACTGAACGCCGATGGCACATATGGCAATCCCATTCCGTTTATGCTCCGCTCCGGCAAGATCGAGGCGTCGCAGCACCTCAATCTCTCCGAGGGAACATGGTACGTCTCGCTTTATGGAATCAACGGACTCGGCAGCCGTGTCACAACAATCGAATGTCCGATTCAGGTCTACAAGAGCGGCGGATGCTGCTGCGGAGGATCGACCGGAGATATCGGCACACCCATCGCCGAACAGCTCATGACCGCTATAGCCGATACCAACAAACGAATCGACGAAATCAAAGTTGATCCGAACCATCCGAGGTTCGAGACATTCGCCGAAGCTCAGGCATACGCTAATGAATCCGAGGACAGAGTCGGAACGCTCGTGGTTATAAGGAGCGAAAACGCTGACGAGTGGAATCTTTACATGATCGATCCCGACAGAACCCTCAGGCATATCGACGACGAATTCGGCTACGATGTCATCGACGGTGCCGAATGGGAGCCTATGTCCTGATCATTTTTACAAAAGGAGTAAACATGGCAATCAAAGTTTACTACAAACAGGGCACAAAAGCGCAGTATCTCGCGCTCCCCGTACATCTGACAAACGGTCTGTACTTCTGTACCGACACAAAGGAACTATTCAGGGGCGACGACCTTTATTCAGATGGCGTCCGTTTTGCGGAAACCTTCGCGAAGCTGCCGCCGTTTGATTCCGCCGCCGACGGGATACTGTACGTATGCAAGGACACCGGAAGCGGATTCGTTCTTGACGCAGACCGCGGCAAATGGGTTCCCGTACTCTTTGCGCCGGACAACGAGACAATCATCGTCAACGAAAAGGGTCTTCTTGAAATCAAGAAAATTCCGACCGCAACGATCGATGGTCTTGATAAGAAGGTTAAGGAACTCATTAAGGAAATGGGCGGATCCGGCGGCATCAAACCGAACGGAGAATTCGACGTCGGAGAAGACGGCACCGTCACAATCAAGAACGTCGATTCCGCGAAAGTCAAATACCGTTCCGAAGATCTCACCGACGTCCTCGACGACATCGCAAAGAGCCTCACATGGGTCGACATGGGAACCTCCGTCGATCTCAGTGAATCCACGGCGTCCGAGGCAGTCACCTCCGCAAACGACGGAGACACCATCTCGTTCTCCGAGGGCGAAGTCGACGCGATGACCATTAAAGACAAAGCCGTGACGCTCGAAGGCATGAACGCTGGACTGAAGCAGAACTTCAAGCAGGAGGTCTCAAAATGAGTGTCACAAAAATCACGGATCTTGTCACAATCAACGCGCCGGGTAAAGATATAGTCTTTGACGGCTTTGACTTTACGGACCACGGTTATATCCGGATTCTCGGTGCGGGCAGCGTCACCATTCGTAACTGCCGTATCTACGGACTCGACACAACCGGAGGCGTCAAGAACTACTGGCTCTTTGCGAATACGTCCGATCCCGTTCGTCTCGTCGTCGAGCACTGCTTCTTCGGCGACAATGCCGCGACCGATTCCGGTTCGCTCTACAACATGATTGAACCGCATGTTTCCCTCGCGGATGGATCGTCGTTCAGTGACAACTACTTCACAAAGAACAGCTGCTCCCACAACTCGATCAATATTTACGGAGTCGTTGACAACGCGAAGATCGCCGTCAATGGCAACCATTTCGAGTTCGTCAACACAGTCAGGTTCGGCGCACGCGGAACCCCGAAATGCGAAATTGAAATGAACGACAACACCATTGACGAAATCGACACCGAATATCCGGAATACAACGGACTTCTCTGTATTCAGCCGTTCGGAAAGCAGACCACAACCTTCGCGGGCTGCAAGCTCACCATGAACGGCAACACCTGCCCGGGAAATCGGCTCGTCTACGCGTATTCCGGCGCGAACGACACCGAAATGACGCAGGACACCGTTCCGGCTGTCTATATCGACGGTGAGAAAATCACCCTCACCATTCTCCACTGAAAGGAACTGACACATGGCAATAATCGCTTTCAAAAAAGGGCTTGCCATCAATCTTCCCGCCAAAAAGACGCCCGGTACGGTCTACGTAACCACTGACGAGCACGCCCTCTATCTCGATATCGACGACACGACGCGCATTCGTCTCGGCGGGTTCCAGTCATACGCCACGCCGTCCGCGCTGGACGCCAACGAACACCCGGATATGAACGCTCTCTACTACGTGGAAAGCAAGAATTACTTCATGCGGTGGAACGGATCGGCATATGAGGCTATATCCGCTCCGGGCGCGGGCGGATCCGCTGACATAGATCTCATTGATGGCGGAAACGCGGCAGGAATTGAATAATATGTCAACTCGACCGGGCAATCGTCCGGTTGTTTTATATTATCAGGAGGAAACTCATGGCAACAACTACTCTCAAGACCAGAATCCAGCTCCGTCGTGACACTACGGCAAACTGGACTCTCAACAAAGATGTGGTTCCGGGCGCGGGCGAACCGTGCTTCGACGTCGACACCGGCGTACTCAAGATCGGTGACGGCGCTACCACATACGAAAACCTCGAAGCCGTAGGAGCTTCGACCTTCTCTCATTACGAGGGAATCACCGGCGAAGGTGAAGACGACAACGCGGTAATCGCCCGCGTGACAGCAGACCATGCTCTCGTCAAAGGCGACATCTGCATCGTCAAGACTCTCATCTCCGGCGACAAGTATTCCTACAAGTCGTTCGTTTACGACGGCGAACACTGGGGCGCTATGGACGGAAACTATTCCGCCGAGAACGTTTACTTCACAAGCGATCTCACCTACACCGCTCCGATCGGCGTTCTGACCGTTCCCTCTTCCGGCTCCGGTTCCATCGCGTCGACCGGCAAGAATGTCAACGACGTCCTCGCGTCGATCCTCGCGAAGGAAACCAACCCGACCATTACTCAGCCCTCCGCCTCTGTCACTCTGACCGGTGCTGGCGCAAAGGAAGTCGGCAGCAAGTTCACCCCGGCGTACACCGCGTCGCTGAACCCCGGCAAGTATCAGTTCGGTCCGGATACCGGCATCACGGCGACTACCTACGCCATTTCCGACTCGAACTCCAAGACCGCTGACACAGCGACCGGCACGTTCGATGAGATGACCGTCGGCGACGACACGAACTACAAAGTCTCCGCGACTATTTCCTATGGCGACGGCGCAATTCCGAAGACCAACATCAAGAACGACTACGCAGCAGGTCAGATCAAGGCTGGTTCCAAGACCGCGTCCTCCGCGGCAGTCACCGGCTTCAGAAACTGGTTCATGTACGTCGGTACAGATGAAACCGAACTTTCGAGCGCCGTCATCCGCTCCGCGACCGCCAAGGGCACAGGCAAGAACGCTTCCACTCAGAACGGCGTAACCATTCCGGCTGGCACAAAGCGTATCTTCGTCGCCATCCCGGCAGGCACAGGCTATACAAAGAAGCTGAAGAGCGTCATCGACGTTGACGGTATGGGTCTCGATGTATTCGCGAACTTCACTCTCTCGACTGTCGCCGTCGAAGGTGCGAACGGATACACCGCAATGAACTACAACGTCTGGTGCGCAGAGAATGCCAACGGTTTCTCGGCTACTCACTACAACCTCGTTATCGGTTAAGGGAAGGAGAAAATCACAATGGCATTTGCATATCAGAACTTCGCCTCTCTCGGCGTAAACCTCAACCGCCAGAAGTACGGTCCTCTCGATATCTCGAGCGTATTCAACTCTCAGGCGGATCTCAACTACTACATCACCAAAGGCGCGTCCAAGGAAGGCGTCTCGCAGTACTGGCTCGATGTGACGCCTTACCCGTACGCGGGTCAGATCGTCGCTCTCGCCGCTGACGGCGAACTCTCTGTCTTCGCGCTCAAGGAGAAAATCGACGGTACATTCGAGACAGTCTCTGTCGGCGGCAAACTCTCCGCTGACGGCAAAGCCGTTATCGACACCGACGGCATCCTCTCTCTGAAGGGCTTCGACGCCGCTTCCGCTAATCAGCAGCTCAGGAAGAATGCCAACGGCGAACTCGAGTGGTTCACTCCCGACACCTCCACAGTCTCCGGACTCGCGGACACTGTCGGTCAGCACACCACTCAGATCAGTACGCTCGAAGAGAAAGTCAAAGACACCTATACCAAGGTTGAAGTTGACCAGAAGGTCGCTGGCGCGTTCCACTTCAAGGGCGAACAGGAGTCTCTTGACGCTCTGAACGCTCTCACCGATAAGAAGAACGGCGACGTTTACCAGATCGGCGACAAAGAATACGCGTACAACGGCACCGAGTGGGTTGAGCTCGGCTTCAATATCAACCTCGAAGGCTACGTCACGAAGGAAGAGGGCAAGGGTCTCTCGTCCAACGACTTCACGACCGCACTCAAGAACAAGCTCGAAGCTATGGTCGAGGGCGCGGAAGTCAATGTCATCGAGTCTGTTGACGAAACCGAATTCTCTCTCGACGCGGCAAGGAAGCTCACTGTCGGTAAGATCTCGAAGGACAAGATCGACGGTCTCGCGGGCGAGCTCGCAAAGAAAGTAGACGCCGAGGACGGCAAACGTCTCATGACCACAGCCGAGGGCGAAAAGCTCGCGAAGGTCAATGAGAACGCTCAGGTCAACATCATCGAGGCAATCAAGCTGAACGGTGTCCCCCTGAACATCGACGCCGAAAGCAAGTCGGTCAACATCCCTCTCGGTTCGACCGAATCCGCGGGCGCTGTCAAGGGCTCCGGGGACACCGACAAGATCGCCGTTGACACCGACGGTACAATGAAGCTCAATCAGGTCAGCACCTCGAAGCTGACTCAGGCTGAAGGCGACACTCTCGTTCTCGACGGCGGCACAAGCGCACAGGTCTGACCATCTGAATCAACCTAATCATTTTCGCCCGCGGGGTCAAAAGATTCCGCGGGCGTTCTATATAATATGGAAGGAAAAGCAAAATGGCAACTACTACTCTTAACACAAGACTGAGACTCAAGTACGACACGCTTGCCAACTGGCAGAAGAACAACCCTGTTATTCTTGCCGGTGAGGCTGCCGTCGTAGTCGTTCCCGCGAAAAGCGGAGTCACCCAGAACGAGCCGACTGTTCTCATCAAAATCGGCGACGGCACAAAGAAATTCGCCGAGCTCGACTATATAACCGCTTACGCCGGTGACGTCTACGCGTGGGCAAAGGCAGCCGAGAAGCCGAGCTATACAGCTGAAGAGATCTCGGGGCTTGAGAACTACATCAACACGACTATTCAGGACACAGACACACTGTTCCAGGTCGTAAAGGTTGACGATCACTCCTTCAAGCTCCAGTCGAAGGCTAAGGACGCGACCGCGTGGACCGATGTCGGGGATCCCATCACCATCACCTACACCTGTGTTGAGGGCACCGAGAACGGTACTGTCAAGTTCAACGGCGTCGACGTCGCTGTGCATGGTCTCGGTTCCGCCGCTTTCACCGACGCTGCCGCTTACGACACCGCCGGTGCCGCTGATGGTGTGAAGACAGCACTCATCGGTGCTGCTGGCGACGCTTCGTCCAAGGACACCATCAAGGGCGCGAAGAAGTACACCGACGAGAAGGTCAAAACCGTAGGAGACAAGGTCAATACCCTTATCGGCACCGATACCGGCAAGTCCGCGAGAACCATCGCGAACGAAGAGCTCGCAAAGCAGCTCATTCCGGAGGGTGCAAAGGAAAGCCTCGACACACTTCAGGAAATCGCGGCGTGGATTCAGGATCATCCGGACGACGCGTCCGCGATGAAGACCGCTATTCAGGCTCTTCAGACCAAGGTTACTCTCGGCACGAACGCTCAGGGCACCGAGTACGCGACCGTAAAGGCTTATGTTGAGGCAGCCATCGCCGCTCTCCACATCGGCGACTACGCGACCGCGGCAAACCTGACCGCTCTCGCCGATCGCGTCACGCCTCTTGAGACCGCAAAGCACACCCACGCCAACAAGACCGTTCTCGACGGCATCACCGCGACCAAGGTCTCGAACTGGGACGCTGCCGAGAAGAACGCGAAGGACCACGCCGACACCGAAATCGGCAAGCTCCACGTGGTAGCAAAGAGCGGTAACGCGAAGGATCTTGTCCAGACCGCAGGTGACTACATCATCTTCAACTGCGGCACCTCTTCGACCGTAATCTGAACCAAATAAATTTTCAGGCAAGCCGCCTCGTCTCCGGACGGGGCGGTCTTTCTGCCAAAAGGAGGAAACATGGCGACAACAACGCTGAACGCGCGGATCAAATTCAAGAAGGACACCGCGTCAAACTGGACAAACAAAAACCCGGTACTGCTCGACGGCGAGCGGATACTCGTGGTGACAAGCGCAGGCGCAATAAGGACAAAAACCGGCGACGGAACCAAAAAATTCACCGCCCTTCCCTATGACGACGAAGCGCTCATAGATACGGCTCTCTCCTCGACAAGCACGAGGAGCGTTCAAAACAAGATAGTAAAGGCTGCTCTCGACGAGAAGCAGAAAACAGTCACAAGCACGACGGCAACTCTGACAACAACCGGATGGTCAAGCAATTCGCAGACTGTCAGCGTCAGCGGGGTTACTGCGAATGACATAATCATCTGCGCTCCCTCCACAGCGTCTGAGGACGCGTGGGTTAAGGCTGGTGTCAAATGCTCTGCGCAGACGGATGGCAAATTGACGTTCACTTGCAAGAGTACGCCTTCCGCTTTCCTTACGGCAAATATCGTGATCATCGGGAAGTGATGACTATGAGATATACGAAACAGAAAGTCAAAGAGACTCTCATGATTCCGGAAGAAGTCATGAGAGAACGCAGACACGCGTGGCTCGCGGAATCGTGGGCGAGATATCAGGACGAACAGCGGCACAAGCCGAAGCCGGTTAATATCGCAGCTGAATGGGAAAAAGAACACCCCGGCATGACATTCGGCGGCGGGGTAAGTAACCAGTGTTATGAAAGGAACTAACTTATGATTATGAATCAGATCGTCGCCGGTGGCGGCGGGGATAAGGAAATGAAGACGGAAATATTTGCTCAGAGTGGGACTTGGACTTGTCCGAGCGGGGTGGAGAAGGTTATGGTACGGCTGTTTGGGGGAGGTGCTGGGGGAAGCAAAACAGGTGGCGGCGGTGGTGGCTATATGGCTTATGCAGAGTTGAATGTCACTCCAAGATCAACATACCCAATAACCATTGGTACAGGCGGTCGCGGCGCAACTCAATCTCAAAGCGCTGGTAACGGCGGAATAACATCATTCGGAACGCTTTTGTCCGCTAATGGGGGCGAAGCTCCGACCACAAATCACGGTGGTAATGGTGGTGCTGGTGGTGCTGGTGATTATGGTTGTGCTGGCGGAACTGGCGGGCAGTTCGGAGGTGGAGGCGCAGGACCTAACGGAATTGGCGGTGCTGGTGGCGCGGACGGCGGCGCGGGCGCGAACGGCAATTCAACAAGCCAAAGTGGCGGCAACAGCTCATCGGGTGGGAATGGTGGAAAATCATCATATGACAACGGTGATGGAAGTGGCTATTATGGAGGCGGAGGAGCAGGTTACCAGGCAGACGGCGGAAACGCCGATTATATGACGGGTGCCAACGCCGAAAAATTTAAGACTGACTATGGTGCAGGAGGCGGTGGCGGTTACGGACCAGCGGGGCATGGTGGGAACGGCGGTGGCGGAGGTGGTGCCTACGGTCCAGGAGGAGATGGAAATAGAGATGGACGTCTCGGCGGCGGGGGCGGTCAGGGCGGCTATGGTTCATACCGCGAAGGTCCTGCACGAAGCGGGAATGGTGGTTCCGGCGTAGCTATTATCCAGTACTACATCGAAAAATCTGCATAATAAGGAGACAACACCATGAAAATATTCCAGATTGTAAGCAACGTATGCTACTGGGACGCGACAGCGGTCCATCCCACGCTCGCCGATACTGTCGGCAAATATCCTTCCGATATCGTTTTTGTTGAGGCTCCCGACTACGTTTTTGAAGGTTGGGGCTATGACAGCACCAAGGTCGGTTATGATCGGTTCATTCAGCCGACTCCGCCGGAAGGATGGAAATACAACACCGAGACTGGTGGATTTGAACTCATCAATCCGCCGAAAGAAGAACCTCAGCCCGCTGACAGGGTTACAGTTCTTGAAGCAAAAGTCGACGCGCTCGAGACGCAGGACAGTACGCTTGAAGAGTGTATCGTCGAAATCGCGAACGTCGTGTATGCTTAATGTTAAGAAAGAGAGAATAAACTATGATTTTTAATCTTACCCCCCCCCCGAATCTACTGCTGTAGAGTTTATTGAGCAGACTCTCACGGACGCACAGAAGGCTCAGGCTCGAACGAATATCGGGGCGTTATCGATTGATGACGTCCCGGGTGGCGGAATGGAGTTGTTAGGTGAGGCGTATGCGACGTCATCTGTCAGCGAAATAAACATTCCGATTGTATCAGGTTACAAGTTTTATTTGATGTTATTCTCAAATATCAGTGGTCTTGCCTCGATAAGTGTTGCAACAATTGCCGACGCTCGTCGCTATAATACAGGTGGATACCTCCGTTATAAAGATGATAAATGGGACTGTAATTCTTCACGCCCAAGCTCGGGCACCGATGGATTCAATCGGTGCCGGTTTGTTGATTTCCCATCGTCATGTGATGCTGGCTATGTGATGTGGTGGATACACCCAATCAACAACGCTTATTCTTATGGCGCTGTGTGTTCTGCCGGAGGGTATAAAACAAGCTATATTAGCACGATATCGGATAGTGGACCTTTGGGTTTGAATGTGTGTACACCAAAAAGTTTTACACTATCGGGTAGTATAGGAGGCACATTAAGCCGGGGAACGGGGGCAACGATCTATGGCATCAAATAACTACATCACTAATGAATTTGGAAAATGGGAAGTCGCCGACAACGGCGCAATGTTCCTCATCGAACCCTCTCAGAAATGGCTGGACGAGCATCCAGAACCCGAACCCACTCCTGAACCGGTCGATCGCGTCGCCGTGCTTGAAACCCAAACAAAACAGATGACCGCGCAGATCTCTGCTCTCGAAACTCAGAACTCTTCCCTCGAAGAGTGCATCGTAGAAATGGCGGGCGTAGTTTACGCCTGACTTTCTTCCCGCATGAAGGCGGTGATAACTTATGCTAAGATCAATTGCCGAATGGCTTTTGATTCTTTTTTTATTTTCAAAGGAGGAGCAAACTATGTTAGCTCAACTTTTCGCTTGCCGTGTTATTCTCGGCAAAACCTCTTTCGATCAGGTCCCGAAGAAGCTCAAGCCGCAGGTCGCGAAGATCCTCATAGAGGACGCAGGTCTGCCGGAGCTCGTACCCGCTGAGTTCGGCGGAACGGCTGACGCTGAGACTGAGGCGTAAGAGGGTGCCCGGCGGGATTTCCCGCCGGGCATTTCCATTAACGCAACATTATATTTACATATTATTCAATTAATAATATTGACATTTTGACAATTGTGTAGTATAATATAATTGTATGAAATTTTGTTATTGTTTTGACGATAACAAAGCTATACCAATCAATTGGATGTCTATCCCAACCGATTAAGTGTATTGTAGACATAGAATACAGCATATAATGCAAGAGAGGCGGTGAGTTTAATGTTTTCTGCTCATAGTGTTGCGGCATATATTATTAACTGGTGTCTTGATAACCGCATTCAGATTACCAATCTCAAGTTGCAAAAACTGTTATATTTTGTTCAGGGCGAATACGGTGGTATTAATGATAAACAGTTAATTTCAGATGATTTTTACGCTTGGCAATTAGGTCCTGTGATCCCTTCTGTCTATGCTGAGTACTCAATATTTTCATCTGCAACATTACCGAGGCAAAAACAAACGGCACGTTTTACCAGTTCAGATGTCGTTTTAATCGACGCCATTCTGCAAAAATATGCCCATTTGTCAACTTGGTATTTGGTAGAATTATCTCATCAACAAGATCCGTGGAAATATTGCCATCAAATTTTTGGTGATAAAGCGCTCATTCCTTATAAATCTATAGTTGATTATTTTAGGAAAGGCAACAAACGATGACAGATACTGAAAAGACCACTGAGTTATGCAACTTGATGGACGTTTTATGTGATGTAAATTTCCCCAAAAGAGCCGAAACTATTGATCAATGGATTCACACACTTGGAGAGGTGTACTCTGATGGGTATAGGCATGCTTATTCTGAGATTTCTTTTAAGCTTCAGAATATCATATCAGAATCAATCTCAAAATCATCGGATAGTGACACGGAAGTTTTAGAAACGCTTGGGGAAAATCTCAATGTGCTTGACGATCAAATTAGCACATTAGTTGATCAAAACGATGGCAACAGTTTTTACACAAATCTAATTTCTGGATACCGGAAATTTGCTGATCACATCAAACTCGAAATTGGTCGATATAATTTTATTAAACTGAAAATTGTTGGCTCGTTGAGCGTATCTCAATCGCACGAGCATCATACAACCGATCAAGATTTTGATAATTGCAATAAGATTGCTCAATTGGAGAAGGATGTCAATCGTATGCGCCCAACAATTGTTGATGCGCAAAAGCAACTTAATGGTTTAGATGATAAGCTCGAAAACAATAAAATATCGTCTATTACAACGTTAACCATTTTCTCAGCTGTGATTCTTACATTCTTTGGAGGAATCACATTTGAAAGTGGAATCTTTAACGGGATGACTCAATCAAGTCCATATAGACTCGTTTTTACTATTGCGCTCAGTGGTCTAATCCTTTTTAATACTATTTTCGCTTTATTGTATTTAGTTGGTAAAATGGTTGGGAAACGGATTGGTACTAAGTGTAAGTATTTGGTAATTGATCCAATAGATTGCCACAAGTGCCAATCATGCGGTGAAGGTTATTGCGGAAAGGATTGTCCAGAGGCTTCGTTTGGGTGTAGAGTTTTGCACAAATACTGTTACGTGTTCGCCATAGATGCAACTTTAGTATATATACTATATTCAGATTTCTTTCTTTGGTTATGTAATGGGGAAATTTCGGATTATAGATTTCTGTGTGCCCAATGCTTCGAGGCTTTTCTGCCTGTTGTAGTAGCCGTTACACATATGATTCGTCGTTATGCACGCCTAAAAAGAATCAGGTTACATTATAAAATTGCAATTATGCAAGATGTATTAGAGCCCCAAATATCTACCTCTATTATTAAGACTTTGCAGGATTTTCAGAGGTCACTTTATGGATCTTCAAAAAAGGATCCAAAGGATTCTTTTTTAGAGAAAATTAAGGCAATGGATCAAGAATGTGCCATAAAGTATTTGGATGAGTATGCTGATGAATATGTTTGCGATAATTCAAGATTGGCAATTTTTGTCACTAAGCACGAACATAAAATTAATAAGAAAAAATTCAAGGAAATCAGACAAAACTTTTTAGATTATTTGAAAAATAATCCATGAAAATTTTGGTCGAACGAGACAAGCAACAAACATTGCCTGTCTCTTTTCTTTTGCACGGATTCGTCCGTGTCTTTTTTATTCCCACGAAAGGAGAACCCATATGCAAAAAGGCGTAGACGTCTCGGTCTTCCAAGGCAACATCAACTGGCAGACCGTCAGACGTTCCGGCAACTCGTTTGCTATCATCAAAGCGACTCAGGGACACAGCGTATCGAATAGCAAGCTGTTCTGTTTCACTGACTCGAAATTCAAGACAAATATCGTCGGTGCTTCCAAGGCAGGACTTGAGATCGGCGTTTATCACTACTTCACCGCTCAGAATGACGACGAAATCGTCGCTGAGGCGACCCACTTTATCAACACTATCAAACCGTACAAGCATCTGATCAGGCTCTGGGCGGCTGTCGACGTCGAGGATCCGACCTACTGCGGCAAACTCGACAAAGCAACGCTCACAAACCGCGTCAGAAAATTCATGTCACTCGTCAAGAGCGCCGGGTTCGAGACCATGCTCTACACGAATCCGAACTATATTCAGTTCAAGTTCATCCACAACGCATTCGACCGTGACAACATCTGGCTCGCTCACTGGGGCGTTTCAAAACCGTTCGCCATTAACAACATGAAAATCTGGCAGTACGGCACGGTAACAATCGGCGGAGTCAAATTCGACGCGAACTACGGCTACTTCGACGAGGACAAGCTCATCGGGCAGACTATTGAGAAATCGTCCAAGGTTAAAATCAAAGCCGGGGCGAAATACAAAGCGCCCGGAGCAAAATACACAGAAGGTGCAAACGTTCCGTATGGCGTCCGGACAAAACAATACGACGTCATCTCTGTCGCGACATTCGATAACGTCGAGTGCGCACTTCTCGGAGGTATCAACTCGTGGGTAGCAATAAAATACCTCGAAAAGGTATGACGTGGCTTCTCGATGCCGCGATAAAGTTCTCGAAGAAAATCATTGCGATCATTTTCATCTTGATGATTCTCTTCACTATCACCATGATTGTCGTTTACCTCGTCACCGGTGCGGTGCCGGACACTCTTGTACAGGAATTCTTCGGATTCTTCAAGGTCGAGGGCGGCTGTCTCGCGGGTATCAAGGTCGCGGACACCATTGTCTCGTGGTTTAAGAAGCCGGACGAAGGCTCAACCGAGGAAGAAACATCCGAGGAATATGAAAAAAGCGTCTCTACTCGCGCAGAGTAACAGACGCAGGAGGAACTT